TTGCTTGGCTTAAACTTCTTACTGTAACCTCAACCAATTTTTACCCATGACTGACCACAATACCCCACACTCAGACGCGCCCGGCCGGTCCGCCGGTGCGGTGGAATCGCCCGGCGTGGAATCGCCCGGCGTGGAATCGCCCCAACCAACGCAGGTCGAGTACCAGGGCCAGACCGTCGAAGCCCTTAGTGTCGGCCCCGTCGTGCCCCCACCCACCTGGGGCGAGCTGCCCGAGATCGAGCAGATCCTACAAAACCGGGCGGCCCTCTCCCGCTTCGTCCATAGCATGAGCTACGTCTCCGAGGACAACAATTTTTTCGATGCGACCGACGCCTGGGAGGATTGGGACCTGTGGACCCTACGCACATCGAAGGGCGAATTATCGCACCTCAACCCGACGGCCGAATTTATGCAACTCAATATCCACCATGATGTCCGGATCGAGATCAGGGCGGTTCAGGTCCTCCCTACCGCCCCCCGCCTGTCGGTCGAGATCATCCGGTATGCCAAACCATTCAGCTCGACCCGCTCGGTGAGCATTGACCCCGAACGGCTCTACAAAGGCACGATTGCGGCCAGGGAGGGCCAGTGCCGGTTCGACAACGACGATTTTTTTCACCTCTTACTTCAATCTATACTATGAGCGATTACCAGCGTTACCTCGACCAGGCCACCTACCAGGTAGGCCAGCCGTTTCCCTTTGCCAACCCCCAGCCCGGCCAGCCGGGGAGTCTACTCATATCGGCCGCCGGGTTTATCAACCTGGTTCTGTTCACCGACGTACCCGAGGCCGACCAGCAGGCCCTGGCCACCCAGGAGCTGACGCTTTCCGTTTTTGAAACCGACGTGCTGCCCTTCGTGCTGCTGGCCGTGCCAACCGAAGGGCTGTTTATGGATTTCTTTTTCAACGGCGCCCGGATCACCCCCGAGGGCTGGGAGGCCTTTCGCAACACCCCCACCCCCGAGGCCATGATCATGCTCGTAGACGCCCAGACCAATGAGCTGCTCCTGCTGCGAGTGGTCCCGCTGCCGGTGCCCATGGCGGCTCACCTGAAATACACCCTGGGCCTCCACCGCGACCACTACGCCGACGAGGCCGACCAGCTCGACCAGCGGGCCGCGCAAATCATTCACCAGCTCGACCCGCTGAGCATGTGGCAGACCGCCATCAAAAACCCGAATTTGTCCACCTATAGCCCCCCTCCCATCCATGAAGGACTGGCGTAACGTAGCGATTCCGGAACGCATGAAAGCCCTGCCCCGCGACCGGCGGGGCTTCCCCGTTCCCCACATTGTCCTGCGGGACGCCCAGGGCGTTCCCCGCTTCCAGATCAATAATGATACGGTCGTCGAGGCCTGTATCGCCGGGGGGCTTTGTACCATCTGCGGCCAGTCGATGCCCGCCGATGATCAATGGCTCGTCGGCGGGCCACTGTCGGCCTTCCATCCCCAGGGCATGTATATCGACGCGCCGACGCACTACGACTGCCTCCACTACGCCCTCCAGGTGTGCCCCTACCTGGCCGTCAGCAAGTATATGCGACGGCTCGACCCGAGGACGGTAAACCCCCAGGATCTGCCCGAGCACGTCCTGTTTGCCGATCCCACCCAGTCCGACGAACGGGTACCGTTTTTCGTGGCCGTTCAGGTGCGCGGCTACACCGTGTTACGGCCCCGGCTGGGCCAGCGGTACCTGCGCCCGCTGCGGCCGTATGTGGACGTGCAGTACTGGAACGACGGCCAGCGATTAACCCAGGCCTACGCCCTTAAACTACTCCGGGATCATGAAGTATTTCATTAAGCTCAATCACGTCTACGCGGCCAACAACCGACTCCAGAAGGCCCTGGCCGATACGCTGCCCGACTACGACCGGCGGCTGGTCGAGCGACCCGAGCACCTGGCCGATCACCTGCGGGCCGTGGTCGATCGGCTCAACCGGGCCAATCCCCGCTGTCAGCCGATCGCCGTTTCGTACCACCCCAGCCAACACCCCTACGGCCGGGCCGAGCACCGCGAAACGGTGCACGTGGGGGAGCTGGCCACCTTTACCCTCTACCGGCTGGCCGAGCCGCTGGCGGCCCCCGCCGGGCCGGTGCAGACGCCCCGGCCCCCCGCCCCCCAGGGCGAACAGTTACGTTTACTTTAACCCCCTCCGCTATGTTGTTTCTCGATGTCGAAACGACCGGCGTAAAGCCGGGCGTCGATGAAGTATTGTCCCTGGCCATCGTCGATGAGCAGGGCGGCACCCTGATCAATCAGTTTTTCCGGCCGGTGCTGGTCCGGTCCTGGCCCCGCGCCCAGGAGCAGCACGGCATCAGCCCAGACTTTATTTTCAGCCAGCCGTTGCCCAGTCTGTTCGACCTTAAACCTACGCTGAGCGCGTTGTTTTTCCGGGAGAAAATCGTGGCCTACAACGCCGACTTCGACAGCGGGTTTCTGCTGCCCCTGTTCCGGCACGGCCCCAACTGGTCGGCCTTCGACTGCTGCATGAGCCGCTACGCCCGGCACGTCGGCCAGCCCGCCACCAAACCCTATCACCGGACCGGCTTTAGGCCCTGGAAACTGAGCGAAGCCGTCGAGCAGACCGGCGGCAACTGGGCCGACTTCGGCCCGCCCCACACCGCCCTGGCCGATAGCCGGGCCTGCCGCCACGTTTGGCAGTGGTTAGATAACCAAACAACCAAATAACCAACTACAGACCATGCACCATATTGAGATCACCCAACTACAGTACAATCGCAAATTCGCCACCGAGAACCACATTGCTTTCGACGACTGGCTCTGCGGACCCGGCGGAGCGGGCTTCTGTTTGTACCCGATCCGGGGCGTTCACACCGAGGCCGACCTGGCCCAGGCCAAAAACGAGCTATACCGCAAACGCGACGTAGTAAGCATGACCCACACCTGGGCGGTCATTGTCGAGGCCAACTAAGGCGGTACCAACAAAACACCCGGCCTCCAAGGGGGGCCGGGTGTCTAACCAAATTGTAAAAAATACGGAACCCCCACCCGTTAAGCGGGCGAGAGGAGTATGTGCGTGATGGCAAACATGGCCTCGATGTCGTTTTCGTGAATGAGCTGCGAAGGCCCATCCTGGGGCGAAAATGACCCCACTTCAATTTGCTGGTTAGCGCCCAGGTCGTTGCGCAGTAAGCGCCGAACGCTCAACCGGCCGCCCATGATCAGGGCTGCCGTCGTCGTCGAAATACTACGCCAGTCCTGGCGTTCGACCAACCGGCCCAGGACGATCGCCCCCGGCTGAAAGGTCGGCCCCAGTTTGTCGGCCGCCGTGATCTGAATCGCTACGCACCGGGCCAGATCGGCCGGTGCCGCTTCGAGCAGGGCCGGGCTGACGTAAAACGAGCGACCCGGCGGAGCCAGCAGGGGCGTAAAATTGAGCATTTCGTCGGTCAAACTGGGCGCGTCCGTTACCCGATCTTCGGGCCGGATCATCAGCACCGACAGCAAATTAGTCGCCGGTCGCTGGCCCGCGTGACGTAGCAAAATCGACTGATCAATAAACACGGCCGAGGCTGGCACCTTCAGAGCCGCCAGAATCGCGGCCTTGTTGGATTCCTCGAACTTGTGGGTTTTGAGGTAATAGTGCACCTGCGTCCGGGTTACGCCCATCGTTTCGGCCAGGTGGGCCGGACGGATGCGCTTAGCGACCAGGTACCGCCGGAGCTGTTCGCCCTCGGCCGGTATGGCCACGTCGTCGCTTTTGGGCGGGCGCGGAATCACCCGCAGGTTGCTGGGTAGCGGCTGCGTGGGATCGGCCAACACCTCGGGGGTGAGGCCCTGGAAACGGCCCGCAATGCGGTTGATGATCCGATCGCTGCACTCCCCTTTGTGGCCGATCCGGCGCAGGGTCTGTACGTTTACGTCTACCAATTCGGCAAACCCGGCGAACGATTTGGCTCCCGAAGCCCGGTGCAACATTTCGAGCTTTTCCTCTAAACTCATGACTGCCTTAGGTGCGTCCAGTGCTGCTGTCATTTTCTCTCCAAATTTGTTCGTAATACTTTGCACAAATGTTATTAACAATTAACCTTTGTTAAAGTTTACTGCCAACATTACCACTAATGTACTGAATATGCTAACAGAAAACCAAATTTCCCGGCAACAAGCCCTCCAGCAACTCGCTGCGCAGGTGGGTGTTGCCACCGTAGCCCGCCGGGCGGGCGTATGCCGCCAATCGGTCACCAAATGGCAAAAAGGCGACCTCTCGCGCAATTCAACGGCCCGCGTGATTGAAATTGTGCTGAGCGAGATGGCTACCGAGCTGAGCACCCTGACGGCGGTTATTACCCAAACCCCGGCCCTGGCCGAAGGTTGAACTCGGGACGGCAAGACTAGTTCCTTCGTCACCATGTTCGTAATATTATTGAACAAACGGTCAAAATTTATGCCAACTCCGACCATGACCCCCGAGGAGCTGAGCCTGTACCGGACCGTCAACGGTCTGGTGCTCCAGGCCCGGCTGAGCGGTGACTGGCCCGCCACGGCCCGGCTGCTGCCGGTGCAGGGGCGGCACGTGCTGGCCACCGTCGAAAACGTCTACGGCGAAACCGAAACGGTTTGTCTCCACCTGTACCAGCGAGGGGCCGCCGAGCTGGTCCGGGAGCTGATCGGTCAGCTCTGGCGCATCGAGCGCAACGACGCCGAGCGCGACATCTGGGAGGCCATCTGGGCGGCCAGCGACCGGCTCCGCCGGATGGGGCCACCAGGCAGCCCCAAAACCCTGGCCGCGCTGATCCTGGCCCTGGCCCTGGGTCGGCCCTACCTGGTACCCGGTGCCCCCACCCACAACCCCCACGGTGCCCCCTTCCCGGTCGGCCCGCTGGTTTTGCTGGGTATTACCCTATTGTTATCTTGTTATTATCAACCCCTGACAAACTACCTGCAGACCATGGCCAAACGCCGATCAACCAACCCCATCACCCGCGCCGGTGAGCTGTTCAACAGCTTCATGGCCTGGGTCGTCGTCATTCTGTTCTTCTTACTGATGTACCACCTCGTCAAAGCATGGTAGCTACCCCGATGTCCGCCCCGAGCAGTTCGGTCGATGATCTGCTGTTTATCTACGCCAACCAAACCGTGCTGCTGGGTCAGCCGCGTTTACTGCGCCGGTTCGACCGGGCCAGCGATCGGTATTACTACACCGTCGAGGGGAGCGATATGCTGGAAAACCTGGCCGCCCGGTTCTTTATCAGTACGACCAGCTTTTGCAAGAAAGTCCTGCCCACCAGCTCGTTTCTGATCGAGTGGATGAAAAAGCAGGGCGAGAACGCCGATGCGGTCCGCGACCTGGCGGCCGACTTCGGGACGCTGATGCACATCAGCTTTGCCGACTTTCACCAGAAAGGCTTCGACTTCCGCAACACCCGCCAACGGGTCGAGGGCTACCTGCTGGGGCTGGGTCACTCGCCCCGGCTGATCGGAGAGTGGACTACCCGGCTTAATAAGTGCGTGGCCAGCTACGCCCAGTTCTGCTATGAGTACCAGGTCGAGCCGGTCCTGATCGAGGGCATGTTAGCCTCCGATGAATTGGGGATCGGCGGCACGGTAGACCTGGTAGCTTACCTCACCATTCCCAAGTTTGGGCGGGTGCTGGCGCAGGTGGATTTTAAGTCGGGCGGCATTTATTCGTCCGCAGAATTGCAACTTGTTATTAACAAGTTGATATTTGAAGAGAATTTTCCGCACCTGGAAATCGAGCGCATGTATTCCTGGGCACCCAAGGACTTCCAGAAGGAACCCACCTACACGCTCAAAGACCAGGGCAAAACCCGATTTACCCCGGCTGTATTAGATGCCCTGCTGACGGTGTATCAGGCTCTTTACAGTACGGATATGAACAAACAATATCACGAGTTCGACGGCTTGATCAAGCCGGGCCAGCCACCGGCCGACTATCACCAGGTCCTGGGCCTGTCCGAGGTGGTGCTCAAAGCGTACCAGTCCTAACCGCTAACGTTTTCGCAAAATGTCCCGGATTAAGTACACCGCCCTGGGGTCGTCGGCCCCCGTCAAATTAGCCGATACCCCCCCACCCCACAAGACCCTGCCCGAAGTGGGCCGGATCAGCATTGGGGAAACCGTTACCCCGGAACGGGGAAAATCTTACCCACGATCTACCGATTACTTCGTGATCCGGTCCACCTACGCCCGGCTGATTAGTGACCGCTACGGCGAGAAACCCAGTGAGTTGCCCGTTCTGTTTTATTCCGATGAGCTGAGCGAGGTCTGCCCCGAACGGCTCGAAATCCGCGACCAGGCGGGCCGCCTGTTCGGCTCGGGTGACGGCGAAACGTTTCTGATCTGGAACGCGACCGCCAAACGCTACCAGCCCTATAGCCAGGCCGACCATCCGGATATTCTCCAGCGAACGGCCAGCCACCTGGGGACCCAGTGGGTGCCGACCCTGACGCTGCGCTTTGCCGTCAAGGACGTACCCGTACTGGGCTACTGGCAGTTTTCGACCCACGGCGTCGCTACCAGTATCCCCAACCTGCGCGATCGCTTCGACGCGTGTTTGCGCGACCTGGGCATGATCCGATTCCTGCCGTTCATGCTCACGGTGAAAAAAGTCCGGTCCAATAAACCCGGTGACAGTCGCCAGTACCCCGTCGTCGATCTGATCCCGCAACTGTCGATCGAAACCGGCCTGCGCATCAGTCAGTACGTGCAGGATAATCCCACGTTTAACCCCGCCCGGCTGGCCACCTATTCGGCCGACGAGCTGAGCACCCTGCCCACCGGCGAGGGTGACCGGCTGCGCCTGGACGGTCCAACCAAATTGTAAAATGAAAAAACACGTCTTAAAAGCCGATTTCGACCCCGCCCGCCAAAGCTGGCGCGAGGCCGTTATTACCCTCAACGGGGCACGGCTCAGCCCCGAACGGAGCCAGCAGTTTAAGAACCACTCCCCGGACGGCTTCGCCTGGGGGTACGGCGGTTCCGGCCCGGCCCAGTTGGCGCTGGCCGTGCTGATCGACCTGCTGCCGACCGCCCTAGCCCTGCAAAACTACCAGTACTTTAAAATGTGGATCATTGCCCGGCTCCATATGGAAGAACCCTTCGAGGTTCACTTTTCAATGACCCCCCAGGGGGAAGTTGAACACGTAAGCGGTCTGCCGCCCTTCCATATTTAGTACCGCCCCGGCCGATCGCCGGGGCCTTATTTGAGCTGCAATGAACCTCAACGAACAGAGTGCCCGGTTCTGGCGGCAACATAGCATCAGCCACTTTAGCCCGTCGGAAACTCAGTTTTTCTTTTGCCTGGTGCATTTGTGCCAACTGGGCAAATGGGAGAACCCGTTTGCCCAGAGCGACGAGGATATAGAAACCCTGATCGGGATGAGCAAAAACACGCTCAAAGGGGTACGGGCGCGGCTGGCCGAGGCGGGCCTGTTTCACTTTGAAACCCGCCGGGGGCGCGGCAATAAAACGACCTATACCCTGTTTGACGTGGTGAAACCCAACCCGGCAACCTTACCAATTACCTTAACAGACCCCCCCGTAAAAGGGTCAAATTCTGACCATTTTACGGGTGAAAAAGGGTCAAAATTTGACGGTTTTAGCAAAAATGTATTAACAAATACCTTAACATTGAGCCGCGTAAAATGGTCAATTATTGACAGTTTTAGCCCGGTGCCCCCCGTAAAAGGGTCAAATTTTGACGGTTTTAGCCCGGTAAAAGGGTCAAAATTTGACCATTTTATCAAACAAACCTTAACATCGGGCCGCCTAAAAGGGTCAAAAATTGACGGTTTTACGGCGCAAAAATTGCCGCCCGGTGCCCCTGTTTTTTTTGAGAGTCAGGCAGTTACGAACGTGTCTACGCGTAGCGCGGACGTACCCGCGTCAGGCGCGCAGACCCCCGCCCGAGAGAGAGAGTTAGATATAGTTATATTACCAGAGAGTGTTAGAAATTCTCTCTCTGCGCACCCGCCCGCCCGCGACGCACGTAGCGCACCCGCCCGACCCCCCACCGACCCGGCGGCCCCGGTAGCCTACCAACCGCTGCCCGATTTGCTGGGCCGGGTCCGGGTGCACCTACCCGCCGAGGGGCTCAGCCTGACGGCCGATGCCCTTTACGATCACGTCAAGCTGCGGGGCTACGCCAGGGCCGACGTGGTGGGTTTCGTCGAACAGCACCCCGAAGCCAGCTATCCCAGCTCGGCCGAGCTGCGCAACCAGGTCCGGGGCTGGATCAAGGCCCGTAAATCCGCTGCACGGCTTTTTCCACCCGGCTTGGGTAAGGAGGCCCGCAAAGCGCACTTTATCGCCTTGGTGCGAACGTTTCAGGCCCAAAACGCCGGATTGTACGACGAGGAGATGTACACCGACTTTATCACCTACTGGACCGAATCGACCGACGGCTCCGACACCATGACCGTAGACCGGGCAGGCCAGTTTAATCTGGCCGTCCGGCTGGATCGCTCGAATCGGGAAATCTACCAGCCAAAACTTGAACGCCGGAACCGGCGCAGTCCCTATGGAAACGCTACCCCAACCCCCAAACAACCCGTCCACTTCGATCTCAATCAAACCCTCGAGCGGGCCGCCGAAGCTGGCGATACCCTCCCAGGCTTCCTCCGAGCAGAGGAGGATGATTAAGGCCATGAACGGGCCGAGGCTGGCCGAAGCTGACCAGAACGAACTCGACGGGCTGGTCAAGGAAATCGTGTTTCTGCTGGGCCTGCGGTCGGCCGACGCGGACGCCACCGCCAAGCAGCTCCTGCACATGACGGCCTACCTCCGCAAGCGGTACCACCAGACGCCCACGGCCGAAATTCGCCGGGCCTATCAGCTCTATGTCGAGGGGGAGCTGGGCCTGGAGCCGATCCGGATTTTCGACGCCATCAGCCTCAACCAGATCATGCGGGCCTACTGGAAACACCGGGGGAAAATCCTGCACCCGCTGATCGAGGGGCAGAAGCTGCTGCCCTCGGCCGAGCGACCCGAGCCGACCCCCGACCAGATCGAGGCCATCATGCGCCAAAGCCTGGAGGATGCCTACCAGCGGCTGCGGGCGAAAGAAACCGTAACCGATCACGGCAATGCTATCTACGAATGGCTCGACGCCAAGGGACTAATCCCCTTTACCCCCGAGCGCAAACAAGCCATTTTCAAGCAGGCCCTGACCGCCCTCCAACAACATCATGCCTGGTCAGCGGCCACCACCCGCCACAACCCGACCGGCCGGGCCGAAGCCCGCCGGTTGGCCGACGTGTTCAAAAAAACCCAGTTGGCCGATGGCCCGCCCCTGACCGGCGAACCCCTGGAAGAGGCCCGCCGGTACGCCAAACAACTGGCGTTTATTCTCTTACTGGCCGAATGGATCGACGCCGGGGTAAAGCCCGCCGAGGTGCTCGATCAGCCGCCCCCGGCCGGGGCCGAACCCTTACCCGATGGGGGCGTTTCCTAAAAAACGCCCCTTTTTTGGCCAATTTGTTCGTAATAGTTTTAACAAATTATCAACAATGTTACTTTTGTTCACATGGAGAAGCCAACCAAGCCCAAACCCGCCCAGGTATCGCTGGCCGAAGAAATTACCGAAGTCGGCCGTGAGCTAGGCCTGCGCCACGGAGCCTACCCCAAATTCGTTACCCAGGGCCGGTTAAGCCAGGCCGACGCCGACCACTACATCAATACGCTTTACTCGGCCAAGCGCCGACTGGAGGCCTTGAATTACCTGATCGTCGGATTGACCGATGCGCAATGGGGCATCCTGGAAGCCCTGCAGGCCGCCCTGCCCGATCCCCAGCGGAAAACCCTGGAGTTTCTGCTCAACCAGCCCATTACCGAGGCCGTACCCATTACCCAGTCTTAATTCCTGTTTTTCATTTTTCACGCTAACGTTTCGCCACGATGCAAGCCAACCAATTCAACGAAGCCGTCCTCGACGTGCTCGAACGCTCCACCATTCAGGACAATCTGCTGTACCTGCCCGGCCAGCTCGGCCGGGACCTCTACCTCAAGGTCAAAACCACCCTCGAACAGATCGGCGGGAAGTGGAACTCCAAAAAGGAAGCCATTCAGTTTCCCCACAACCCCACCGAGGCCATTCAGGCCATGCTCGACACGGGCGAGCTGAGTCCCAAAAAGAAATACCAGTTTTTCGCCACCCCGCCCGGCTTGGCCGAGTGGGTAATGACCTACGTAAACGACCTGACGAGTTTGCGGGCACCCATTCTGGAACCCCACGGCGGGGATGGTGCTCTGATCCGGGCGTTCTGGAAAGACTTTCCCGAGCATAACGTGGACACCTTCGAGGCCTGGGATCTCAACCGGGAGAAGCTGCGGCAGTTGCGATCGGACGAGGGGGCCATCGTCAACGTACTGGGCGAGGACTTCCTGGCGGCTACCCCCGACGAGTTCGGCCAGTACGCGCTGATCCTGGCCAACCCGCCCTTCGCCAAAAACCAGGACGTGCGGCACCTGCGCCACATGCTCCGCTTTGTGGCCCCCGGCGGCCAGCTCATTTCCATTCTTTCGACGCACTGGCGGTTTGCGGGGGATTCGCCGTCCCGCTCGTTCCGTTCCCTGGTCGATGGCCTGGGCCGCTCGGTTCAGATCGTGGACATTCCGGCCGGGTCGTTTGCCGAATCCGGTACCAGTGTTTCTACCTGCTTATTCATTTTCAACGGTTAACCCATACACCCATGGACAAGGTAATTCAGGCCATTCTGGCCGCTGCAGCCCAGACCGGAACCTTTTGCGCGGTGCACATCGAGCAGCCCGGTATCGCCCTCGATTTGGAGCGTTGCCACGTCAAAGCCACCGAGGACGGGTTTCGGCTGCTGGTCAATACGGTGCCCGTCGCTACGCTGCTGATCCAGGCCGACCCGGCGGCCGAGCAGATCGTCCGTCACCAGGGCGACGCCTACCGGGTGCAGGTTGGTCCGGTCGTGATCAACTTTGATCCGTCCGAGATGATGCCCTTCGCGGCCCCCGCGACCGGATCGGCAACCTACCCCCGCTAATGGCTAAGCGAAAGGCTGCTAAGCGAAAGCGCCCCAGCGGAGCCACCGAGGACCGGGTACCTCGGCCGCCCCGCTGGGGCATCGTCACCGGGCGGCACCCCGTAACGGGGGTGCTGCACCGGATCGCCATCGACGGCGACCAGGTGACCATCGAGCGGCAGCCGATCGAGATTCACCAGCTCAGCCGCTACGACGGCCGCCCGATCGTCGAGCGGCTGGCATTTGAGCGGATCGAGGGCCGCCTGGAGGATCACCAGTGGTTAGTCTATACCATCTGGCAGCATCCCGAACCCTGGCCGGCAGACCTCGACCCCGACCCCCCGATTTCGGTTCCCCCCCGCCGGGAGAACCCGCAACCCAAACAACCACAACCAACGCATGAAACGAGTGCTTGTTGAATCCCCCTACGCCGGTAACACGGCCCTAAACATGACCTACGGCCGCGCCTGCCTGGCCGATTGTTTCGCCCGAGGGGAGGCCCCCTTTGCGTCCCACCTGCTGTACACGCAGCCGGGGGTACTCGACGACGCCCAACCCGGCCAGCGGGCGCAGGGCATCGAGGCCGGGCTGCTCTGGGGCGCAATGGCCGAGGCCAGCGTCGTCTACACCGATTTCGGCATCAGCCCCGGCATGAAGCTGGGGATTCAGGCCGCCCAGGCCGCCGGTCGGCCGGTCGAATACCGCAGCCTGGGCGTGAGCGAGGAAACCCACTGGGCGCTGGCCTGCCTGGGCTGGGATTCGGCCGCCCTGGCCGATCGGTACCGCCTGTTTGAGCGAACCGCCGAGGGCCGTATTCGCCTGACCTGGCTCGATGATCAGGGCGAAATGCGCAGCGCGGTATCGCCCCCTGGGCTGGCAGCGGCCGAGGCCTGGGGGCAGGCCTTTAGCCTGGAAGAGGCCGGTGCGATCAGTTTGCAGGTGTTGGCCATGCTGAACGAGTGGAAACCATGAGCCGCCAGCTACACCTCTTCGACGACGCGCCGAACCGGCCCAGGCACAGCACCCTACTGGACCTGCTGACGGGCGGCATGGTGTACCTGGTCCGCACCGATCGGAACCGCCGGTACACCCGCGCAGCCGAGAGCCGGTTAATGGCCCAGGTCGAGCAGCTCCGCGAAACGACGGGCCTGGAGGTTTTCGAGCGCAACCTCAACGAGTGGATGCGCACCACCTCCGTAGGCAACAGCGGCCACTTCGACGCCTGGTACCGGCTGGTTCGGTACCCCGATCGGGTCGAGGTCTGGCACCGCGACAGCGAGGGCGATCCGGACCGGCTTGTAACCGTACTGACGCGGCCATGAAGTACGGCGATTATGGCCTCGACGCGACCAAAACCACGCGAACGGCCCCGGTGATCGAACCCGTGTTTTATTGCCCCTGGACGCACCAGAACCTGCACGGACGGCATTTTTACCTGTGCTTCGCCAACTGGGTACTGTCCGATACCGCCCTGGCCGCCTTTCTCGCGCAGCCGCCGGTGCCCGTCAAGGCCCCCGGCGATATGTGCCAGAAGTGCACCAAGCGACCCGATCGACTGCACTACGACGTACCCGGCTACGAGCTGGATAACTGGGTCGGTATCTGCGCCGACTGCGTGAGCTGGGCCGAGCAGATCCGGACCCGCCCGGTGGTCATACCGCCCGGCACCCAATTTAACCTGTTTACCTAACCCGAGAATCCCCATGAAAACCCGCGTAAAAAAGGTAATTTCCAAGTTTACCCGGCTCCGTAACCTGCTCTACAAAGCCGAGGAGAAAGGCTTCAAAACCGCCCTCCGGATGATGCGCAGCCACGTGGCCGAGCGCATGTTTGTCGAGATCGACGAACCCCTCGACGCCCGCGAACAGTTCACCGCCCGCGAGGCCTACCTGTCGATGCTCAACCAGCTCGACCAGTTCGAGAAATTAGCCTGATGAGTTTGTTTAATTTGTTCATAATAGTAGCTAACCAATCGTATGAGAATTGTTCAATTTAACGAAGCCAACCGCGTGTTGAGCGCCCCGCCCTCCAGCCCGGAGGTGCAACCCCTACCCGTTTTTACCGATGGCGACGTGTGTATTTCCTGCTGGGAACCCAGCCCCGAGGAGCTGGCCACCATCAACCAGACCGGCAGAATCTGGCTCATGGTCGTATCGGGCCAGACCCAGCCGCCGGTGGCCGTAATGGCCGATTTCCCCTTTATGGCGGAGGCTGATTTTATCAAGCTGCTGGAACGGCAGGCCGCCGGGGAATCCCTGACCGAACCCGAACTGCTGGCCGTCGAAAATTACCACCGCACCCTGCAGGCGCGGGCGGCCCAGGACGCGGCCGATACGGCCGACGTGGATACGGCCGACGTGGATACACCCGACACGGATACGCCCGACGTAATCGACCCCGAGCACCCCGAGCGGGCATTTGAGTAATGTACGACACCCAATTTGAGCGGGCCGCCCATCTGATGCTGATGGCGGCCCGGCTCCAACTGACCCATGAGCCACCGCAAACCCCGCCAGCTCGACCCAACCCGGAGCTGCTTTTACGAACTGCCGGAAACGACCCCGGAGCCGGAACTCCAGACGATGGAAGCCTATTACCGACGCCACTACGAGGCCTTCGAAGTCAGGATCAAGAACCGGCTGTATTTCACCTTCACGACGACGGAGGTACGGGATCGGTTTCTGCTGAGCTACGAACGGGGCTGCGCCGAGGAGGGAATCCTGACCCAGCGCAGCACGATCCCCCAGCCCGACCGGCGGGGTAGTTACTACCCGGAAGCCGAGCCGGGCTGGTTTGGCCCGCTCGACCAGCTCGACCAGCACCTGCGCCAGCGGGAAGCCCAGCGCGAAGCCCACCGGCAAGCCCTATACGTTGATTTTGCCCACTTACACCAGAAAGCCCGTGAACGCATTGTTTCCCCTGCCAGCTCCCCGGTTAACACCCGACCAGGCCCGGCAAGCCTACGAAAACGTCCTCTTCGGTAACGAACGGCCGAAGCCCGAACTAGGACAGACCGCCTGGTACTATACCGGCGAGGATTATGTCGTAGTAACCGTAACCCGAATCAGTAAGTCGGGTAAAACCTTTGCCGCCCACAACGCCGAAACCGGCCTGGGGGCCTGGGACATTCCCGTAGGCCGCTACAAACCCTGTTTTCTTCACCCCGACAAACCCAAGTTTTTATGACCGCCAACCCCGAAGTACTCCGCCAGATCACCTACCCCAAGGCGGGGGTAGACCTCGTAGTGACCACCCGCAAACCCGGCCTGCCCAGTGCCGTCCACCGGGGCCGCCTGGTATCGGTCGGTAAGCTGCGGATCGACCACCTGACGACCGATAAGGCCTACGTGGTCCTGCAGCGCCCCGACTCACCGGGCAAGTTTACCTATATCCCCGAGATCAATGTCGCCCAGGTGTCCTGGCCGGGGGCCTCGGTCGTTCGCCCCCCTCTCTATGAGCGATAGCATGAGCGCCGAGGAGTACCAGGCTTACCTGCGGACCCTGCAACCGGGCAAGCCGGGGGGGGCGCGAAAAAGCCGCCCGGCCCCGCTGGCCCCGGCCGGTGGGGCGGTACCGGCGTCGGACTACCTGGCCCTCGTCAAGCAGAGCACCCCGGCCCGCCAGCTCGAACACCTGATGCAGGTCGAGGTCGTGCGCGAGTTCCGGAAAAAATACCCGGCCTACGAACGGCTCCTGTTCGCCATCCCCAACGGGGCCAAGCTGACCATGCGCTACACGGCCGAGGGCGAGCCCTACAGCCCCGAACGCATCCGACTGGTCGCGGAGGGGCTAACGGCCGGGGTGCTTGATCTGATGCTGGCCGTACCGCGCCAGGGCTACCATGGGCTATTTCTGGAGCTGAAAGTAAAACCCAACCGGCCCTCGGCCGAGCAGCTCGACATGATCACCCGGTTTGGCAGCCAGGGCTACTACTGTAGCGTGGCCTACACGGCCGACCTGGCCCTGCTGGTACTCGACGATTACCTCGCTCTGCCCCCCTGGACCAACGTTTATTCGGCCCCAGACTAGATATCGCAGATCCTGTTCCAAATTTTTTTACGCAAAGTGACTAACCAACCAAATTCCATGAAAACTCCCCAGCAACTCAACGACGAACTCCGCGAGGCTTACCTTACCCTCGACCCGCTCCAATGCTACACCGTCGTAGCCGACACCTACCCCATGCTGTTGCCCGAACTGCAGGCTGATATAGAACGGCTCGGTTTGACCGAGGCCAAAGCCAAATTTTCCCGCCTGGCGCAACAGTTCGCTAAGCCCGAGAGCGGGTTACAATTTACCCGCATCCTTGAGTCAGCCATGGACTACCTGGCCACGTCGAAGCCCGAACTACCCACCGACGAGCTGGCCGCCCAGCACCGCCAGGCGGTCCACCTGGAGCACTTCGAGCGGCTGCTGAGCGACGATCCGGAGCTGATCCAGATGCTGCGCGAGTCGGTCCAGCGGAAAGGGGTACAGGGCACTATCGACCTGATCGGCAGCCTGACCATTCCCACCCACGCCAAGGGCCTGCTGCTGGGTGCGATTATGCACATTGACCGCATGTGGGGCAAAGGAACCCCCTCCCCTACCCCGGCGGATATGACCGCCGAGCAGATCGAGCGGCTCCCCAAGCCGATCCAGGAACTCGTTCAGAAAGTCCGGGAGATGGGCGCCGAGGTCGTCGTCACGGAGGTAAAGGTGGGGGCCGAGAAGCGGGCCGAGGCCGCCTACGCCCACATGGTCGAGGATCATCCGGAATTTGCCCAGCGGTTCCTCGCCCTGGTTAATTTGGTCGGGCCGGATATGGCCGTCAAAAACGCCACCGACGCCCCCCGCTGCATTGCCCCAGGTTTGCGCGAAATCGCCCTGCACTACCTGCTGACTGTCCGGGGCGGCAACGCGACCAGTTAACCAAGTAGGTAATTAACCATAAAACCAAACAACCAAACGGGCAGATGCCCAACCGGACAAATGCCCGTTTGGTCAATCAACCAGCTATGAAAAAATACCCCCTTGAGGAAGCCATGGAGAAGGCCGTTACGGCCGGATGGGCGCAATTCGTGGCCCGGCGCACGGCCGAGCGGGAGCGGTCCAATGCCCGGCTGTTTCGGCTGCTGACGGCCATCCGGGGCGAGGCCTTCGTTAGCCTGCTCGTCGGCCTGATGCACCACGCGAAGGCCGACGATTCCCGGCTGCGGGTGTACCGGCAGCCTAAAGGCGTCGAGGTGAACACCGCCTTTGGCCCGCTCTGGATCGACTACCGTTTCGGCGCACCCAGCCTGGCCACGATCTATATTCAGGTCAAAGCGGACCGCTGGATCGGGTTCACCCACCAATAACTAAATCACCAAAGAACCAGGGAACCAGTTACCCAATTACCGAGTTAGGCATTTGGTTAAATGGTTTTTTGGTGATTTACCCGAGTAGTTTACTAACCAAATACCTGTTTACCCGTTAGACTATCTAACCAGATTGTATGAAGATTATTACCGTAGTGCAACAGAAGGGGGGAGTCGGCAAAACCACGATTGCCCTGAACTTAGCCATGTTTTACCGCCAGAAGGGGGCCAGCGTCGCCCTGTGCGACGCCGACAGCCAGGGCAGCCTGACGGCAGCGGCCGACCAGCTCGGCAGCGTTGGGCTGATCAGCGTGGCCGACGTGCTGGCCGGTTGGGTAGGGGCCGACGTGCTGATCATCGACACCAGCCCCCGCAACGACGCGGCCCTGTCGAGTTTGCTGGCCAGGGCGGATTACGCCCTCTTACCGATCCGGCCGGGCTACCTCGACGCGCTGGCCATCCGGGACACGGCGGCCATTGTGGCCAGCTCCGGGGTTCGGTCGGCCGGGATCGTGCTCAACATGGTTCAGCACCGGAACGCCGTTACCAGGGACATTCTGGACGTGCTGACGAGCTTTTCGATTCCGCTGCTCATTACCCGGATCGGCCAGCGGGTCGCCTATACCCGCTCGATCCTGACGGGGGCGGGGGTATTCGGTACCGAGGACACCAAAGCGCAGGAAGAAATCGCCCAACTGGGCATGGAAATTCATTTTCACTTATGAGCAAGAAAGACCAAACGCCCCTGGACGCGGGCAAAGATGCGTTTCTCAAAAAATTCAGCGAACCGGCCAAGCCCATCCTGACGCAGGTTGTGCCGGTCGAACCGGCCAAGCCCGCCAAAACGCCCTTGAAGGAACTCGACCACTTCAACCTCTACACCGACAAAACCACCGGCAAAAAACTCCGGTTGCTGAAAGTAGAAACGGGTTTGTCGGTGCAGGATCTGCTCACCGAAGCCGTGACCGATTTACTGGCTAAATACAAACAGGGATGAAGAAAGAACCGAACCGGCCGGTCCCGACCGTGCTGCTGACCTCCACCATTACTAAGCACCTCTACGAGGAGCACCACCGGCATTTTTTCTCCTGGCAGGTCGGGGCACCCCACAAGACGCTGCTCCGGATTCAGTTGATCGACGAGCGGGGCTATATCATGCCCCTGCTCGACGGTACCGACCTGCGAACGGTGCTCATTGAGCCAGGCGTCAACAGTTACGTGCACCTCGACGCGGACCGCCCGGCGGCCGGGTTCCAGTACTGGACCAAAGGCCTGATCCGGGGCGATAGCCGGGTAGTGCTGGACGCCATCAGTCCCCAGCGGGAGGACCTGCGGGTACACAACGCCAACGTGGCCGCCATTCTGGCCCAGGAGCGGGCCGCCAAAAATTCCGGAAATTAAACCGGGGCGGGGGCTGAATGTTCATAATATACCTATACATTTGCCCCTGCGAAACGTTACCGTCGAAAGACTGGTACCCAGGCAGGCCCCCCGTCGTCGGGAGATGAACGGCCTTAATCATGGGGGCCATGGTCGGGTAGTTCAACGGGCAGAACACTCTGGTGCTGGCTGTGAGAGGTGGGATGCCAGAGGACAGGGGTTCGAGTCCCTTCCTAGCCGCCAGTTTGGGCATCGACCGCTTGCCGGGCGAGTAAGTCCCGAAAGACTGTATGAGCCGACTCCGGTTTTTCATGCAATTATGGTGTGGATAGAATCAAGGCCTGGGTTATTGACCCAGGCCTTATTTTTTGCACATTTGCTCGACGCGCTCCCCAGGGGGTGCTTTAGCAATTTACTAACCCGGCTTGGTTTTTTCCCTTAACATAAAAACACATATACAACGCCCCTCGGTATCGTCCAACGCGACGGCCCCCGCCTGCCCATTGGGTCGGCGGGGGCCGTTTTGCATTTTAGGGGGAAATCAGCGGGCGCAGGGCCAGGTACACCAACCCGGCCGCCAGGCCCCGCCAGACCCAGTTCTCAAGGCGGGCCGTCCGGTACCGGGTTGGATCGGGACCGGCGGGCGCGGCCCCCTTCGGGGCGGGCAGCGGGGCCGGGGGTGGGGCCGGGGGCCGGGCCTGGCTGGTGACCGTTTGGTTGAGCCGGTCGATAATGGCCGCCTGCCGGTTGATCACCGCCTGCAGGTCGGTCAGGTCGGCCGTCAGCCGCTCGACGCGGGCCTGGTTGAGCAGGGCTTTTCTGGCCCCCTCCTCGGTGATGGTCAGCGACCGGGGCCGACTCACGGGCAGGGCTGAGATCGTGGGCAACGAATCCGGCCCCGCTGGTGCGCAAACTGGAATCCGGGCCGTAGAGCCGGTCGAGTTCGCGCTGCAACTCATCAGTGCTAAGCGTAAGCAGATTAGCAGAATACAATACCTCGGCTTGTTCACGGCGGTTCAGGTTTTTAAACAGTTGGCGAATTTGTTCATGCAGCAGGATCGTATCGCCCCGCAGCAGCAAGAGTTCCCGCTCGGTGCGGGCGTGTTGGTCGAGCACGTAGGCCTGGACGGCCAGCAGCCGCTGGTGGCGATCGTAGAGGCCCCAGGCCAGCAGGCCCAGGCTGATCAGGATCAGCCCCAGCCAGCAGCGAACCGGGTAGACGAACGCCCGGCCCCCGGCGGCCAGTGCCCGGCCCAGGGCCTGGCCCAGCCCGGTCAGGCCCTGGCTCAGCAGCGCCAGGCCCCGGCCGCTGATCCAGGTGAGTAGGGCGTTGATCATGGAAAGGCGGTGGTTTGGGGTTGACGGTGGGCCAGGTGCGTCGAATCCTGGACGTACTGACGGCGGGCCTGTTGCTCGAAGCGTTCGACCGGCAGGGGGTGCTTTTCCGCAATGGCCTCGACGGCCGGGTTTTCCAGGTGGGGCACCCGGCCCCGGTCGTGGGTTTTGGGGGGCACGGCCTGCCAGGGGCAACTTTTACAGGACTTCACCAGGGAGCGGGTGGCCCGCTGGTAGCGTTTGGCGAAGGGGCAGTTGTCGCAGCGGTAAATCGCCAAACTGTCGATCGAGAGCCGGGCGACCTGGCCCGAATCGGCCCAGGTCACGTCCCGCTCGTTCTCGACGACCTCCACGCAGGAGCACAAGGCCCACACCAGCAGGCCCAGCAGCAGCAGCGGGCCGAGTACCCGAACCAGGGCCAGCAGCCCCAGACAGAACGCCCAAAACAGCAGTTCGAAGGCGTTGGATACCCCTTGATCGGTCCTAGCCAGCATACGGCCGGACCACGCAATAAACATCTTTCTTGTTTCTAATTTTCTCATCGTAGACGCCTTCCTTCCCGGTCGGCTTTTTAATGCCCAGGACGCCCCGATCGCTCGTATTGCCCTCGACGGTTTTACAGTAAATAGAACCTTCCTGCCAGTCCTCCAGCAGGCCCACGTGCCAGTAGGTCGTACCGTTGACGTAGGAGCGAAACACCACCACGTCGTTGCGCCGGGGCTGGCCGCCGATCGGCCCGGCCTCCCGGCTCCAGACGATGTGCTTTTTCTTCAGAACCCAGTTGCGGGCGATCGGCGGGTAATCCACGTCGAGCAGCCAACCGGCCTGCTTGATGGCCCAGGCGACGCTGGTACCGCAGTAGGGGCTGTTAGGCCGCAGCCACTTGCGGGCGTTGTAGAGCGTGATCCGGGGGTGATCGTTGCGGTTGGTTTTTTCCCGGACGTGGTGGACCCGGTTTTCGGCCTTGAGCACCGCTACCGGGTCTACAGGGTCAGCTCCTGGGGGCTGAGCGTGAAGAAGTAGAGGAACGCCAAGAAAAACAGCGCAAACAAGCCGACAAAGACCAGTACCCGGCGCAAAGCGTCTGTGCGGTCGAGCTGGCGTAAATCGGTCGAGAAATCGAAATCTTTGGCAGTCCATCCGTTGATATAGAAATAGAATTTGAAGTTGAGCACCACCAGCAGGCCCATACTGGCCACCAGGCTCGATAAACAGGGCAACAAGGCCCCCACGGCTTTTTTTAGGTATAGTATCCGGAAATCCCCCAGCGTGTCGGCAGCGGGCACGATATAGCGCGAGAGGTTATTGTACCAGGCCGCGCAGCCGTACCAGGCCGCGATCATCGACAGGGCGAACAACACCGGCAGCAGGTGGGGTAGCCGCCGGAACAGGGGCAGGGGGGCCGGGGGGGTTTCGGCCGCCGGTGGCTGGGCCACTGGCTCGGGGGTAGGCTCAGCCAACGGCTTCACCGAACCGGCCTCGACACCAGCGCCGGGCAGCCAGTCGAGCGGATGAGCCGGGGCCGGGCGGCCGTAACTGGGTACGAAGTCGTGAACCTGGGGCCGGTCCTGGCCGGTCCGGTCCTCGGCCGTTGGGTAGGGCACCGGCGGGGCCTGGCCGGTCCGGTCCTGCCGGTGGCGGTCCTCGGGGTGGCCCTGGGGCCATTCTTTCGCCCGGCGCAAATCCGCGCTTACTTTATCCAATCGCATCCAAAGCAGGGCACAGACGAGGAGCAGCAAGCCCCCGATAAAATAGGTAATCATTAGCGATCCTGGGGTTTATAGTTGGTGATGCCGCCGGTGAAAATGGCCGCTACCTTGGCGACGGCGGCCAGGCAGGCGTGTAGCAAAACAATGTGCCGGGTGACGACCTCGGGGGCACCGGCCTGGCTCAGGGCTGTCTGGATTTGCTCGACGAAAACCAGCGTCGGCAGCAGGGCAAAAAACAGCGCATTGACCAGCCAGTGCACCCTCCGGGGCGTCGGTCGGTCGGTTTCGGTGAAGCCAAAACGCATACAGAAAGGGGGGTTATGAGTAGGCCGCCGGATTCTTCCGGCGGCCGTCCTCGTCTATAGTTGGATAAAAGCAGGGGTAAACACTTACTCGGCCGGTGCCCGATCGACGAGCTGGTAGCCGTACACGCCGGTTACGGTGGTGAAACCGCCGTAGGTCTTGAAGAAGCCCGCCGGACGCACGAAACCGCCGTATTTGGCCGATGGCGTGACAATCCAGTGGGGATACTTGCCCGTATCGTAGGCCCGCACCCGCAAATCGAAATCCATCAGGAACGTAGGCGAGTCGTACTGGTTGATGGCCAGGCTCATCTGCCCGAAGGAGGTCTGGGCGACTTCCTTCTGTTTGACGATGTACTTATGCTCCAGGATGGTCTGACCGCAGGCCGAGCCGGGATCGAGGATCAGAATTTTGTCGGCTCCGTACCGAATGTCGATCGTTGGATCATAGTAAAATTCGGCCGGCAGTTTGTTGTAGACCTCCTTCAGATCGAGGCCAATGTCACTCATGCCAACGAAGCCCTTTAAATCCCACCATTTAGCCAGTTTAGCGCCCCCGATAATGATCACCGTGCCCGTGATCTGGTGCTTGCGCTTTAGCTCGTTGATGGCTTCCAACAGATCACGGCTCGGCATCCCCTCGGCGTTGTAGAGGGGCACGACGGGTTCAACCTTGTTGGCGGGCGAGGCCTGGCCAACGACCAGGTTCCCGCCCCGGTTGGCAATGAGCATGTTCAGCATGTCGCCGTTCATGTCCGTGAGCAGACCGCCCTCGACGGTATCCAGGATTTCGGTACCCACCAACACTAGTTCGTTCAGATCATCCTTCGAGAGGGTGACCGTGACGCCCGCCTTCGTTTCTTTCAGGTACTGGGCGGCCAGGGGCTCCAGCTTGTGAAAGTCGATGGTGTTGAACTTGTGGTTGTACTGCCGGTAGAGGTTAAAGTCTACGTCGAGTTCCTGAGCCGGGCGTACCGCATCCCCGTCCGCGTCAACCTGCCGCGCCGTGCCTTTGCTGGTCGGCATGTACTGCTGCTTGTAGTTGAACTTGACGGTAGGAATGATGTCGTCCGGACCGTTGCTGCCCTGCCGGAAGGACAGGCGACCCTCCTCCTTGGCTTTGGTGGGTTGCAGCTCATCGGTGATGCCCTTGAGCTGGGGCGAGCGCAGGGCCTGCAGCGTACCGACCTGCTCAAATTTAATCCCGTTGCCCAGGGTGTGGGCAATGGCCACGCGCAGGATTCGGGCCGGGGAAAGGTTTACGTCGTTTGCCATGGTGGCGGTTCAAGTTGGATAAAGAGGAAGGTAAAAACCCGCGCCGATCTTCGGGCGGGGTACTAGTCGTCAGCCAGGTTAGCCGCCTGGGCTTTGCTGAGCTGCGTATTTTTCTGGTCGGCCGGTATAATCGTCGAGCCGTTGGGCGAACCGTCCGATTTTTTGGCCCAGTCGAAGGACTCCGTTTTAATGGTCTGCTCGACCAGATCGTGAATGGTCGCGTCCCGGCCGTTGATCTGTACCGGCGTGTTGGTATCGTCGGCTTTGAGAATTTTGCCCGTCGCGTAGTCGATGCGCCCCTTTACCGTGGCCCGCTCCGAAATGCGCAGGCCCGTTTCCGTCAACAGGGTATTGGCATCTTGAATCAGGTTGGTGCGGAAATGCCGATCCTTCGACACGTCGCGCAGGTGGGGGTTGGTCCGGGCGGCCGCCACGATCTCGGCCTCGGTGGCCCGCCGGTGCGCGGTCGATACCTGGCCGGTGATCTGCTCGTAGTCCGATTTGGGCACGTACTTGTTGGCCAGATCTTCTTTCAGCTCGTCGAGTTCGCTCTGCAGGGCGTTGCGGGCCTCGTCGCCAGATTGGGTTCCTTTTTCGTCGAGGCATTTGAGCACGAACTGACTGCGCTTGTGGGCGTCGGTACCCAGCTTGGCCAGCTCGGTTTTTTGGGCGGCCGTCAGCTTGTTCTCGTAGGTTTTGACGATCGCGTCGATGCTCGTCAGGACTTCGGCGCGGGCCGAGGTCTTGATCTTGGACGAGATTTTTTCAGAGGCCGCAGCTTCGTCCTCCGTCAGCAGGGCGGCCTGGGCGGCTTCGGCCCGATCGTCGGCCAGATCACCCTCCAGATCGCCCAGGGTGTCGGTAATTTCGGCGGCTGTCAAACCGCCCTTTGTCAGTATGGATTCCAGAAAGACTCTCCGTTTCATGGTACTGCTGGGCCATTGGCCCGGTTGAAGGTTAAACAGGCCCCCGACTCCACCAGGAGCCGGGGGGTGGGGCCTAGGCCTGCACGGGGCCGGTAGCGACCCATTGGTTTTTGTCGTCGTAGATCGGGTAGCCCACGAGTTTGGTGGGGAACTGAACTACTTTGTCCTTGTTGTCGCGGAACAGGCTTTGGTAGAAGTCGATCGTGTAGATGCCGGTATGGGCTTCCTCGAGCGTTTTTACCTCGTTGCCATCCAGCTTTAGCTTGGGGCCAATCGTCAGGACGACCTCGCTCAGCTCATCGAGCGCCAGCAGCTCCTCGCTGGGGTCGAGGGTGGGCGTCTGAAACGCCACCACTTCGGTTTTGCGGGCCGAACGGCGCACGGTCCGGACGGCGGCAACGGGGGCAACAGGCGCGGCCGCCGGGGTCAGCTCGGATTGCTCCGGAGCCGTGGCCGGTTTGGTCGTCTCCGGAGCTGGTTTGGGGGCCGGGGCTGGTTTGGGGGCCGGGTTGGCGCGTGGGGCTGGCGCAGGGGCAGGGGCTGGCGCAGGGGCCGCCGGGGCGGCCGGTTGGTTTCCCGCTTGATCGGCGGGGGTAGTAGCTGGGTCCATGGGGAAAAAAGAGGTTATTTGTTAATAACTATTACGAACAAATCGGTCTAAAGTTAACAACATTTACTTCGGATTGACAAAAGAATCTGGTGTCTGGGCGGTCTGCTGCAGATCGACCGGCGGGTTGAACGTCATGGGTTCCAGCTTGGGGAACATATCGCCGTTGACGCCCTTCTCGGTGAGCTTACCGATCAGGTTCCGGTTGCGTTCCCGCAGCAGCTCCCGCTGCTCGACCAGGTTCCGCTCCCAGAAGTCGGGCACGTCCAGGACGCAATCGCTCACCAGGCCGTCAAAGTTGATGCTGAGCCACATGCGTTCGATGGCTTCGATTTGTTCGGGGCCTTCCTGGTAGAGCATGTACTGAATCCCCAGCGTGTAGAATTTGATCTCGTCGATCATATCCCGGAACGGATCGAGCCGGGTCCGCAGCTCGTAGCGTCGGAACTGTTCGCTTCGTTTGCCGGTGGTGTACTCGAGCATTTTCTTCTCGAGGGCTTCGATGATCGTGCTGTCGTACTTGTTGAGCTTGGCCTCGTTCAGCTCCTGGCGGATCAGTTCGGCGTTTTCCAGGTTGTAGCGTACCGGCACCATCACGACGGGCACCTGCAGCCCGGCCCGACCGGCGCGGCCGTAGCGGATCGCATCGAGGTACTCCAGGCCGAGCTGAAACAGCGTCAGCAGGTGGTCGCCCTGGTTGTTGAGTTCCCGGTACATTTCCTCCCGATCCTTGGCCTTCGACGCGCCGGAAACCTCCTGGGGGGTTTCCCGGATAAACTGCATGTTGATGGTCGTAAAGGCCTCGTGCATACAGCGGTTGAGTTCCTTGATCAGCTCCTGGAGGGCTTCGATCGGCCGGGGAATAAAGCCGCCCGGCGCACCGGGGGGCATCCGCAGGCCCGCGTTGCCCACGCTCATCGACGAACTATCACCGTCCGACACCCACAGAATATCCAGCCCCGAGCCGGAAATGTCCACGCTGGTACCCTTACAGACCGGGCAGGTTTCGCTGGTGGCGGGCTGGCCCGGCTCCTTAATGACCATGACCTGGCCGCCCGAACATTTGGCGTTGGTGCACCTCTTGACCGTTCTGCGCCACTCCTGGGAACTGACGTGGAAGTTAAACTCGATCTGCATGTCCGATTTGGCCTGCTGGCCATCCTTCACGTGGGGGATGGCATCGGCCAGCAGGGACTCGTACAGCTCCTCACCATCGGCGTTGTGGTCCAGGCGCTTTTTACCGAGTTTGTGGGCGGGCATGGCCTGGCAGTAGTGCCGGGGTGGATCGAACTCCTCCCAGGTTTGCCAGCCCGCCGGGGCTGGTCCCTCCCAGGGGAAAACGCCCAGCTCGGGGTGCAGGGGATCAAAGGCCCACTTACTGAGGCCCAGAATCTGCCATTCGTACTGCAGGTGCCCCCGGCCGGTGGTGCTCTCGATGCGGGCCACCTGGCGGGCCACGGTGTACGAGTCGTGATCGACGAAGAACACCACCAGCCCGTCATTTTTGGCCTGGCCATCGGGCATAATCACCCGGTTACGCCGGGGCGAGCAGAGGACCGCAAACCGCCCTTTGCGGTGCATCCAGACGTTTTCCGACGGGATCAGGTGAAAGCGCGGCTCGGGGTACTCCCGATCGGAGAGCGGCCCCTGTTCGGGCAGCGTGAGCATGACCGCGTTGGGGTCGTCGAGGTAGGCCTGCACGGCCTCGGTAAAAAACCAGTTGACGGCCGATCCGGAGGGGCTGAAGGTCCGACCGACGTACTGCTCGAAGCGGTCGAGGGTGCCATCGGCTACGGTTGGAAACTGAATCTCGAAATCGTCGGCCTGTTTAATGTAATCGAGCGCGTTTTTGACCCGGCCGGGGTAGCTCCGGAACGGGTTCCGGTAAACCTCCTTCCGGTACTTTTTGTGGGTGGGCCGCTCCTTGGGCCGGTTGATGTCGAGGTACTCCGGGTAGGCGTCGCCAAAGACCGATCGGAGTTCTTTTTTGTGGGCCACCGACCGGGCGTAGTATTCGTGAATCAGGGCCGTTCCCGGCGGGCTGGGCGTTTTACCGGCCGGGGCACCATCCCGGCGCAGGTAGGGCAATACGTCGCGTTGTAAATCGAGCATGGGATCAGAAGGGGGTTAAAACAAAACAGGGGATGGGGTTGCTCCCATCCCCTGCGGGTTCGTGATCGACCGACGGCTAGAGCTTATCGACCGTAATGGTGTAGCTCCCGAATACGCCCGAGGTGTTGTAGCCTACGACCGTAAAGGTGTAGCGGCCCGCAGCCAGGGTAGCCGCGAAATCGACTTTACCCGTCAGGCTGTTGATGGTCACCTGCTCGGTGGTGATGGGCGTTTTGGCATCCCGGAAGATTACGTAGGTTACCGTACCCCCTTCGGTCACGGTACGGGTCAGGCTGCCCGCCACGGCTCCCGTCAGGGTGTAGCGGTCGGGCTGGCCCGGCACCGCCACCAGGCCGGTTACGACTTCGGCACCGAAGCTGTAGCGCATGGTGTCCTCGGCCAGGCTGGCCTCGGCCACGCCCGTAACGGGCTGTTTTTCGCCTTCGGAGGTCCAGCTAATCGAGAATTTACCGGCAATCTCCTTGGTGATGTCGGCGTCGATGAGGTGACCGATCGAGTGGAATACCACCTCGTCCGAATCCCACCGCAGGCAGAATACCGTGCTCTGGGTAAATACGTACACGTCCCACTGCCGCAGCCGCGACCGCAGGCCGTTGAAAAAGCCGATGTTGAGGTAGAAGTGTTTGAAGTCAAACTCCGCGTTTTCCTTCACGTCGCCCGTTTCCCGCTCCATCGTCCGGGTGCCGTATTTGGCCGATTCCTTGTAGCCCTCGGGCAGGCCTTTCTTGCCGCTGAGCATCCCGTTCCCGAAGAATACCGCCCGGTCCAGAAACGCCAGTTGCTTGATAAAGCCCACAATGTTGGCCCCCGTTACGGCCACCGGAGCGCCCCCGCCGGGCGGGGTGTACTGCTGGCCAAAATCCGGGATGGCGTTGCGCTGCACCAGGCCCAGGGCCACGTAGTTTGAGCCGGGGGTCCGTACCCCCGACTGCGGCTGATGAAACGACACGCCTGCGTTGGTCGAGATGTCGCTCAAAACGTCTTTAAGTCCCATAAAAAATAAGTTGGATAAAGAGGAAGGTAAAAAAATGTTCGTAATACTGGCAACAATATTACGAACATTTTAGCCATAACAAGGCCCCGATCGGAGGCCGGTTAAAAGAACTTGGTAAAGTTCATCGTCACGTACTTAGCCGGGTTGGTTTCGCCCCGGACCCGGATCGTGACGCTCACGGCTCCGTTGGGCACGTTTTCAAACAGGACCTCGCGCTGATAGGCATTGTCGTAGACGACGCCCTCGCGCCAGGACGGATCGCTCGACTGGGGGCACTGGGCCTGAATCTCCACCGTCGTATTGACGAAGAGGTAGACCTGGCTCCCGAAATTGCGCCAGCTATAAAACGCGATCCGGGCGTCCGGGGCGGGGGCGGCCGGTGGGGGCGTCTGGATGGTGACCGCCAGTTGCCGGTTGACGGCTTCGGCGTCGGTGTTCTGGCTCCCTTTGACCTCGACGGTGTAGGTACCCGCCACCGTAAAGGCTTTGCTGAGCACGTTGCCCCAGTTGGTTTCTCCGCTCCACCGGGTCAGGATGCCCCCCCGCTGGTTGCGCACGTTGGCCACCGTTACGGTGGTCTGGCCACCCTGCCGCTCAGCGTTCAGATCGAACATGACCGGGTTTACCGGCAGGGGAACGAACTCGGGATAGGTGAGCGTGCTCAGGCCCTCGGTGTTCTCGACGCTGGCCGGTAGGTATCCGTACTGCGACTGGAAGGCCACGGCCGGGTAATTGAGCACCTGCCCGTTGTCCTCGGTAACCTGAATCTCGGTGGGCGTCACCCACGGCCCCAGCACCGCGCCGGTGCCCAGCACCCGGACCGGCGGCCCGGCCTGGGTGCCCTGTTCGCTGACGCTGGCCTGAATGATGTCGTCGGCCGCCAGGGGCCGCGACAGCACCACCTCGACCCGCCCGCCCGCCAGGTAGCCCAGCCCCAGCCGGACGTTGCCCCAGTGGATCAGAATGGGCGTCCCATCGGCCCCCCCATCGAGGGCGGCCCGCACCAGGGCCGATCCGGCTTTGGCTCCCCCCGGTAGAATGTAGGCCAGGTTAGGCATTGGCCACCTCCGCGACGATCAGCCGCAGGGGCCGAATAACGTAGTGACTGCCCAGGGGCGCACCCAGCCGGAACCAGGCCTGGCCGTAGCTGAACTGAGCCGTCCGGATGCGGCCGTTAACCAGCAGCCGCAGGCTGCTGCCATCGGGCAGATCGGCCGAGTACATAATGATGCCGTCGTGAATATTCACGCTCGGGGTTGGTAGTTGATCCACTCGATCCGGTACCAACAGACTTACTTTCTTATCCATGGTTATTTAGTTGGTTAGTGCGTTCATGCGCCGGTAATGGCGGAAATTGATGCGGCCCAGGGCGCGGACAAAGCCGTAATACAGATACCGCCGGAGGGGCAGTTGGCGGGCCGGGAAACGGGTCATTAGGTCCAGATAGGCCCGGTCGGCGTAGGCCTGCGCGGCCGACCAGCTCAGCGTATCCAGCTCGGGATTTTCCCGCACGAAAGCCTCCCAGTGCATGTAGAGGTAATCGTGGGTAATGGCCGCCAGGTTGGTTCGACTGTGGTAGCGGGGGCAGAGCCAGTCGGTCACCCAGTACCCACTATGACAATCGGTGAGCATCTGGGCCGGGATGGTACTCCAGCGGCCGTCGAACAGCTCCACGCGCAGGGCCTGGGCAATAATCATCTGATCGGGTTTAGGCGTCTCCGAATCGAGCCAGACCAAGGCCCGCCAGTGTCGGCAGGCCCTGGTCACGGTCAGTTCGCCCGCCATCAGAATTCCCCTAGTTCGTCTTTTTCCCGGATGATGTTGGCCAGCATCAGGTACAGCACCACCAGGTAGCCCTCGGCACCCGTCAGCGGTAAGCCCTGCTCCTGGAGCTGAGCCAGGGCCAGGGTCTGAAAAAACGCCAGCTCCGGCACCGCGTCCGGGTTGGGTTCGCCATCGGCATCGACGGGGGCGCACACCTGCCCGGTCGTTTTGGATCGGTACGCCCCGGCCGTTGTTTTCGGAATCTGCAGGGGCTGGAGCACCGTCAGCCGTTCGCGCTGGGCGGTGGGGTGCAGGCTGGCATCGTTCTGTACCTGCCGGTGGGCGTCGTTGCCGTCGGCATCGACGATGTACCGCTCGAAAATGGCCGTCATTTCGAGGGTACTGCTCAGGGTGAGCTGCAGGAGCCGCACCCGGCGACCGTACCCGGCCGATAGCAGCGGGCCGGGGGAAATAGCCAGGTCAATGCCGGTAATCTGGCCGGTGTTTGGATCGGCTACCAGGCCCAGGGAAGAAAGGAGTTGCGTGGTCATTGGTTTTAGAGGGTTGCGTGGTAATGAAAGACAAGATCGACGCCCGTATCGACGCCGGTAATTCCGGAACGGATATTGAAATTGACCGTAGAGCTTTCCACCCAGACACGGTTTAGGTTCGCAGCCGCGTAGGGGCTGGCCGGGGTGAGGGTGACGACGGGGGCGCGTTCGTTGGAATAGGCAAACGTCAACGTGGCCAGCACGGCATTGGCCTGGGGGGAGCCGTTGCAGCGCAGGGTAATCACCCCGCTTGTATCCTTCGATTCGGTCCACAGGCTGATAGTCGGCCCCGGCCCCAGGCCCGGCCCGGCCGTCAGGGTGGGCGTGTTGCCCATGGCGATAAGACCCCGAACCGCCAGGCGGCCCGCCAGGTTGACCTGGCCGTTGTCGCTGATGCGGACGTGTTCGGGATGGGAGCCTCCGCCCCAGCCGTCGATCACGAACTCGTTGCGCTGCCCGCCCGGTACGCCGATCCGCCAGATGGCTACCCCGCCCTGGTGGAAACGGACTCGGGCTCCGTTCCCGGCGTTGGTGTTGTTGCGAAATTCGGCAACGACGCCTTTGTTCTGGCGGTCGGCTACGTCCAGGGCCATTTCCTGTGGAAAGCCGTTGATCCCGAAACGGCCCGAATCCAGAAAGAACATGGGCGGGTAGGTGTTATGCAGGGCCGAGTCAAAAACCTTAGTGCCTGCGGGGCTGCCCGCAATGGGGGTCAGTGCACTAAATACGGTCGTTAGCCCCAGGTGCTGGGTGACGTGCGTTAGGATCGTTTTAAACTGGTTGGTCAGCTTCACGTACACTGTGACCGCTCCGCCCCCGTCGCGGTAGGCCTCGACGCTCGTTCCTTCCAGGGCCGTGTCCGGTCCCGTCGAGGCCCAGCGGTAAACAAAGCCGTCCCGGTTACCGCACTGCAGCTCGATGGTCTGCCGGGTACTGGCAAAGGCTCCGATGATGAACGTGAACCGGGCTACGTCGTAGCTGGCTCCGGTACTGGCGGGCAGGATCGCTACGGGCAGATACCGAACGGCGGCCCCGCCGTCGTTGGGAGCACTGACATAGCTCAGAAACCCGCTGCCGGGCAGGCCCTGGATACCCTGCGGGCCGCGCAGATCGGTGGCCGCGTTCAGGTCATTGGTGAACCCATCCTGGCCCAAATACGCGCCGGTGGCTGGTTTTGCGCCCTGGCCGTTGGTCCAGTCTACGACCTGGGCCACGACCCGCGTTCCGTTCTGGGCGAAGCGCAGCACCGGCGACCACCCGGTAATGGTGGTCGCATCCTGGCGCAGCTGCTGGGCCATGAGTTTGAGCTGGGTCCGGAGTTGGGCGGAACCGATACTCCCCGCCGGGCCATCCGGGAAGTTTCGGTCAATGTTGGCGTACTGTTCGGCAAGTGTCATAGTTAAAAAAGAGTTGGATAAACTAGGTGAACTGCGCCCCCCACTCGGTCGAGAAGGGCGAGGAAGCGGGTTTGGTCGAGCCGGTAACCGTTGTGTTGATGGGCACACGCGGGTATTCGGTCGGCGGCTGGGTGGCGTAGAGGTTGGCCAGCGACACACTCGTAATGGACAGAACCGCTTCGCTGTTGAGGGTCAGCAGTTCATCGGTCCGGTTGAGTTTGGCGGCCGTTAATGTTGTTCGCAAATTAGCTATATTATTAACAAATGCGGTCAACAATAAGGCATCCCGGCCGCAGCGGACGCGGAGCCGGTAGCCGCCGGGCGGTACCAGGGAACCCGGCCGAATCTGCCGGATCATGCCCGAGGTGGTACTTTCGAGGTACACGGCAATGCCGCCCGGCACCTCCACCCGCTCGACGCGGACCAGGCCCATGGCCAGGGCGTCGGCGTCGGCGCCCACGCGCAGGCCCCCGGCCTGACCCAAGGGCTGATCATCGACGAGCGAATGGACCTCCACCAGCTCGGCCTGGCCCTGTTGCAGGTTTCTCCGACCGCCCAGGTCGGTTTGTTTGTATTCGCCCTCCTGACGGTACTCGATAGGCCGCACCTCGCCCGGTGGCAGGAGCCACACCTGGCGGTGTTTGAGAGCCGCCAGCAGGGCGCGGTGAAAGGTTTCCGGCTGGGCGTCGGTCGTCAGCGTCCGGACGCGCTCAGCACTGGCCATGGTCCGAAACGGAATCCGGTCGAGGGTAGACGACCAGGCTTCTTTTTGCCGCTGTTTGCCGGTGCTCAGCGCGACGGGTACCCGGACCTGCTGCATAAGGCCCGGCTCGTTGTATTCGTAGCCCATGCACAGGCCCGGCCCCTCGCCCGGCCCGTACTGCAGCAGGACGGTTTCGAGGGGGCTGTCGAGCACTTGAAAAAAGGTGCTCACGTACCGGCTGTTCAGCCGTTGCCCATCGACGCCCGCAGCCAGGTGCAGATGGTAGCGGCCGGGCTGGGTACTGCGCGGTACGCGGACCTCGGCCACCAGGGGGCCGTGGGGCCGCCAGATCGACCCGGCGATCAGCTCGACGGCGGCCAGGTGCTCGGGGGCCTGGTAGCGGGGGCCGGGTTCGGCGTAGGCAGTCGGGGGCGTCTGGCCAGCGGCCAGATCGACCGTAAACGGATAGTCGGCCTGGTCCAGCAGCCGGGCCACGTCGGCCGGGCTGGTCTGATCGGTGGGAACCGTTACCTGCCGATCGCCCAGTACGAAGCGGTTTCCCCGCCGGATCGAGCTGGAAATAACCGACACGTAGCGGCTTCGGGTCCGGGCGGGCAGGCTTTCCAGGAGCCGACAGCTTAACGCGGCCGCGTTGGTGTTGGCAAACAAGCGATTTCCGGCCACAACGACGGCCTGGGGTACCTTACCCGCCGGGCAGGGTAGTTTGCCGCCGGAATGGGCAAATACGGCCGCGACGCTGGCCGCCGTGTCGGCCGTCCCGGCCAGGCGGGCCTGGGTGGGCTGGCCGTCGATGCTCACTTGGTAGAGGTTGCCCGGTGCCACGCTGGGGCCGACCTCGACGCGGTAGTAGTCGGTACCGCCGACCGTGTTCTCGTAGAACAGCTGCAGACTGGGCCGGTTGGTGTTGGGCTGGCTGTAGGTGCCCGGTAGCATCCCGGCGCGGGGGTCGGTACCGGCGGGCAGCGTGAGCAGCCCGTCCGGAACGCCCAGGGCGGCCAGCACGTCGGCCGGGGCTTCGGTACCGGCGGCCTGGTAACTACGCCCCGCCAACTGAAAGGTGTTCCCGGCCTCGATGTCCTCCGAGACGGTGACCTGGTAGCGATCTTCGGCCGGCAGATCGACCTGGCCCACCGGCTGCCAGTGCAAACTAGGCTGGTTGGGGTTGGCCGTGAGCACCTGGCCCAGGCCGATCTGCAGCGGCACGTGTCCCAGCCGGAAGCGGCTCGAATGGAACGCCCGGATTAATAGCTCATTGCCCCGCACGTCCACCGTAACGGGCGTATAGGGATAGCCGACGTAATGCGCCCGGATGGCGTCAATGTAGGCCGTCAGGCTCACGCCTTCGGGCGGGGTCTGGTAGCGGAACGTGCCCAGTATGGGCCGCTGCTGGCCGCCCTGTTCGTAGCAGAGGGCAAACTGACGGTATTCGCCGGGGGCGGGGGCCGCCGATACCTGCAGGCGGATTTCGGCGTAATTGGCCCCGTCCTGCAACCGCAGCCGCCCGCAGGGCGCGGGGTCGAACTGTTCGGGGGCCAGCGGATCGGTCCGGTGCCTGACCCAGTAGAACGCCAGCCGGTTTACGTCCTGTTCGGGGCGTTTGCCCAGGGCGGAATACGGCACTAAAAACCGCAGGGTATCCCCGGCGATCACGGGCATGTCGGGCTGGGCTTCGGCCGCCCGGAGCAGATCCGGCTCCTGCCAGGCCTGGTACACGTTGGGCGTGGGCGCGTAGGGTACGAGCCGCACAAAATGGGTAAATGGGGTCATACAGGGATGGTTTACGGGGAATGGTTAAAGCAGAGAATGAGTCAGCGGGGCCACACCGGGCGGGGGCGGCACGTCCCAGAGCAGCAGATCGGTGGTGGGGCCGCTGTCGCTGTAGCGCCAGGTAGCCTCCATCAGCAGGCCAACGCGGCCATCGGCCAGCCCTACCCAGTCCCGCAGACTGTGAAATTCGGCCATGGTCTGGGCGGCTTTCACCAGCCAGGCGTCCGGGATCGTGCGGGCCTGGTCGATAACGGCTTGGTTTTCCGAGAGGAGGGCGGCCTCCGTCGCGTAGCGGCTGCTGACCTCGGCCCGCAGCTCACTGCTGACCAGCCGCAGGCGGCCCGATCCGGTCAGCAGCCACCGCCAGCGCTCCAGACACCGGCGGGGGGTAATGCGCAGGTTATAGGTCGTTGGGGCGTCGATCAGCCCCGCCAGGTGATCAATGCCGGTTAATCCGGCGGGCCGGTAGTGACCGGCCGGATCGAGGCCTGCCGTGCAGATCACAAACAGGGCTTCGTCGTCGGCATCGTTGCGGGTCGAGCCGCCCCCGCTGGCCTCGAACTGCTTCCGCCGTTGCTGCTCGATCCGGGACGAGGAACCGATGAGCGCCGAGGTGATGTCCAGCGGATTCCGCTCGGTGGTCACCTCCCCCCCGTAGACGCGGGCGGTATGCACTTCCAGGCCCGAAATCAGGTTGGCCGCAGCCCCCTGCTGGAAACCAAGCCGAATTTCGGACGGGATCAGTTCGAGGTTGGGCCGCTCGATGAAGCCGGTTACCCGGTTTACCGCGCTCCGCTGGCCTTTCGTCCACAGGTGCGCTTTGGGCCGAATGAATACGGTTCCACCCTGGCAATCGAGCTGCAGATTAAACAACCCGTTCAGGCCTTCGAATAAACTCCGCAGGCTGACCAGCAGCGGCCGGGGTACGCCCCGCAGACAGGCCCCGTTGGTGAGAAACAAATCGTCCAGCCCCTCCACCTGCACCCGCAGCCGGTGGTCGGTCAGTTGGCCGATCAAGTCGATCAGGGCGGCCCGGACCGACAGGCCCAGGGCGACACTGGGCGGGCTGGCCTCGACGCGTTCGAGGGCCAGCCGAACCGCCGAATAGGTAAAGACGTAGCGGCTCAGCTCCGCGTCCGTGACGGCCTCCAGGTACAGGCTTTCACCGGGGGGTACGGTCAGGGTGCGGTCGATGGCGACGGTTTTCACCGATCCGCTCCCGGCCAGGTCGGCCAGGCTGAGCTGGGCGAGGGGCTGGGTCACCCCCCCGACCCGCAGCCGGTAGGTGACCAGCCCCCCCGCACTGGCCTGGGGGTTGACCGAGAAACTGCCCCGCAGGCTCACCGTCAGGGGGCCGGGGGTTTCGTTGATATAGCAGGGCGTCCGGGCCAACGGATCGCTGCCCGTCACCAACCGGCCCGCTACGGGCTGCTCTTTGTCGCTGACGGGCATAACGGGCAACGAATGGGCCAACGCCCTGGGTTGAGCCAGCGACGTGCTCACGACGGCCCGCAGCGCGTCGAGGGTCAGGTTGGCCGGGCCGTCGAGGGGTCGCCCCGCCAGGGCGATCGTTTCCCGGACGGCCAGCGCGTACTGCAGCACCGACTGGCTTTCAAGCTGGGCCGTGGCCTGGTCGTCGCGCAGGGCCACGGCGAAGCGGCCAGGGTTGCGCTGGGACTGGCTGTAGTTGATCCAGCCGTCGTAGAGGGTGCCCTCACTGTCCGACTCGATCCGGAACCGGGTTTGCCCCAGAACGCCGTGGCGGGCGTAGACGGCCCGCAGGTAATCGACCGTTCGGGGTTCGGCAAAGTCGAGGCTGTTGAGGCCATCGACGAACCCCAGTTGGCGGTAGGTAAAGCCCCAGAATGTCCGGTGGCGCACCTTTTTAAACTGGAGGTAGTCCAGGCCCTGGGGCGAGGCTACCTCCTGGTTATCCAGAAAACAACGAATCATCGAATAAGCAGGTTTTGGTGGTAGTCCGTAATGGCCTGGCCGGTGTAGAGCGATCGGGTAAAGCCCGTTTCGTCCATGTTGATATGCAGGCGGGGCTGATCGGCCAGGGCGTCGTGGAGGGAGGACAGCTTATCGAGCACGGACCCCATATCCCAGGGCATAACCTCGGCCGTGAGCTGGCCCATAGCGACCGGGTTATTGAGCAGCATGGGGGCCGCCTGCTGAATCTGATCCATGAGCAGTGCCCGGCGAACGAGTTCGTTGTTGGAGATCCCGGCCAGGGCCGCGTTCTGGGCCTGGGTCAGGACGCGCTCGCCCCTGGTCAGCATGGCCGGTACCGTGTCGATCCCGGCCGGATGGCGACCGGCGCGATCGACGAACTCGGTTCCTTTGGCGAAGTACTCGCCGGTTTCCGGAATGTAGCCGTTGGCGAAGGCGACCCAGACGATGTTACCCGCCGAATCGTTGAGTTTGTGGCGTTTGCCGTCCACGTTGTAGTAGAGCACGACGGCCTTCCCATCCTTGTAGAGGTTGGTCGGTGCGCCCTCGTCGAGCAGTTGCAAATTATCCTCCCGGATGGGCCGACCCGGCCCGCCGGTTACTTTGTCGCGGGCACCGGCCGCGTTCATATCGACCATGTAGCGCAGCTCGCCCTCCGAACGGGTCTGCACCGATCCGGAACCGCCCTGGGCCGGGGTGCTCACCACCGGCGGGCCGCCCCCGTTGAAATTGATGCCCGCTATTTCCCCGATGGCCGCGTTAATGTCGTCGATGGCGGCATTGATTTTCCCGGCGTTGAACCAGTTGCGTTTGGCTTTGAGGATGGCGATTTCGGCCTGCAGCTCGGCAATCTTCATGGCCTTGGTAGCGGCAAAAATGGCTTGGTTGGCGGCCAGCACGTCGGAGGCATACGTTTCATTGGCCTTGGACTTGTCCCAGGCGGCTTTGATCTCGTTGGCTTTGATCTGATCCTGGAGCACCTTGATCTTCCCGGCCAGTTCCGTTTCCAGGGTGGCCAGCTTGTTCTTCAGATCGGTTTCGAGCCGTTCTTTATCCTGCTTGTACTGCAGGTCGCGGGCTTCCTGATCATCCTTAAACTTCTGCAGGGTCGTGTCCCGATCGGCCGTGAGTTTGTCGAACCGGGCCTGGTATTCATCCTCCCGTTTATCGCGGGCGGCCTGGTAGGCCAGGTCGCGGGCATCCTGGGCATCTTTGAGGGTTTGCAGGGTCCGGTCGCGTTCCTCGGTAAGGGCTTTGAATTTGGCCTGAAATTTATCCTCCAGGGCTTCCAGGGCGGCCTTCTCCTCGGTTTTGAGCCGTTCGGCTTCGGCTTTCTCCTCGTTGCGGATTTGGGTCGAGGCCAGCGATACCCCTTTGGTTTTGTCGAGCTTGCCCTGCTCGACGGTTTCGTGGAGGGCGGCCAGTTGGCGGTCGTATTCGGCCGTGACCTGGGCGCGTTCGCCCTCGTCGGTGAGCGTCGAAAGAATCCGGTCGCGGGTGGCCGTGATCCGGGCTACCTCGTCGGCCCGGTACCGCTCCAGGGCTTCACTCCGGACGCGATCGAGAATACCAACGGTTTCCACCTCATCGGCTTTCTCCTGCTCGTTGAGTTGCTGCTTGAGGGCGTAGGTTTCCTGCAGGGCGGCCTTCTCGGCTTCCTGTTCGGCCCGCACGGCGGCCATACGCTCCTCGGAGGCCGACTTGACATTGGCCACGTCGTCCTCGTACTGCCGTTTGCGGGCGTCGTAGTTGACTTTAAGCTCGGCCAGGTCGGCATCGAGGGCGGATTTAAGGTTGGTCGTGTTGGTTTTATAAGCCGTATTGACTTCCTCGACGGCGGCCTTATTAAGCGCCGTTTCGCTGTCGTAGCGGTTTTTTAGGGCCAGCAGATCGGCGTCGAGGGCGGCTTTCAGATCGGCCGACTTGATGGCGTGGCCATCTTTGAGGAGTTGAATCTCCTCCTCGATGGCTTTTTTCTGGTAGGCTACGAACGCATCAATGCGGGCGATTTTTTCCTGCAATTCCTGCTCGGCCTGCGCCTTGTCGATTTCGGCCTGATTGATCAGCATCTGCTGCTGACGCATGTATTTATCCCGCTCGATGGTGATTTCGGCCTCGGCCATCTCGGCCTTGTACTTGCGGTGATTCCACACCGTATCCCGACCGGCCGCCAGCAGGGCGTCCGCGTAAGCCTTGTTGGTGGCCAGCAGATCGTCCATCACGTCGCGGGCGTTGACGAGTTCGCGCTGCCGATCGTAAAACTCGCTGATGAGCTGGCTGCGCTGCGCGTAGTTGTCCTGGTAGACCAGCAGCAGGGCGTCGAGGTTGCTTTTCTCGATGTCCATCAGCGTCCCGAAGTACTGCTGGTTCAGCTCGATCGACTGCTCCATGGCGGTAGAAATCGCCTGGTAGGTGTCGGTGTGCATCTGGTTCATTGTCTCGAACAACTGCTTAGCCAGTTGCAGGATCATCGACACCAGCCCCAGGGCGGCCGTCTGGGTGGCCGCGTCAATCTGCGCAATATCCTGTTGGGCCTTGGCTTTGGCGACCCCCATTTTGGCGGCCATGGCTTCGGCTTCCTTATCCCCGGCCAGGAACATATTCAGGTAGCGGGCCTGCTCCTTATCGGCCTCGTCGTAGCGTTGCTGAGCCGCCGATCGGCTGGCTCCGCTGAGCACGTCCCACTGACTGTAGAAGGCTTTGATCCCCTGCAACATGCTCCCGTTCATGCCGTCGAGCTGACCCACCATGTCGAAGATCAGCCCGATCTGGTCCCGGTGGGCTCGGCGTTGCAGTTGGGCCGTTTCGGTATGGAGTCGCTGGATCTCGGCCTGCGAATCGCTGATTTCCTTGGCGATTTCGCGGGCGTCCTTAATCTGCTCGGCCTTGGCGGCTTTGTTCTCCCGGTTGATCTCGGCTTTGCTTTTCTGGTTGGCGGCCACGATGGCCTCGGCCGCGTCGCGTTCGATGTCCACGTTTTGCTGAGCCGATTTGAGCAGGTCGAGGGCGGCCTGCCGACGCAGGGCGTTTTCGTCGGCTACGGCCTTGGCGTGGATTTGCTGAATCTGCCCCAGGGCTTCCGCCCGGATGCCCGCCAGCTCGGCCTGGCTGGCTTTGCTGTTGACGTATTGCTTATTGACGGCTTCGGTTTCGACTTTCTCCTGGGCTTTGATCCGCTCGATCTGGTTAAACAAACTGTCGGCGTCGAACTGCAGCTGCGCCAGTCGAATGGCGGCCTGGGAGTTGAGGGTAATGGCTTTCATCTTGCCCCCGTGCCCTTCCTCGTTGGTTTGTTTATCCTGGTGGGTTTTCCCCTGGATACGGAGCATGTTGTCGGCAAAGAGTTTTTCCTCACTGGCCCGCTTGGCGCGGTATTCGGCCTCGTCCTTGACGGAATGATCGTTGGCGGCTTTGAGCTGAGCCAGTACTTTGGTGTGCCGGTCCCGCTCGGTGGCCAGATCTTCCGCCAGGGCGTCGGCCCGGATTTTGGCCTTACGATTCTCCCCGGCTTTCAGCTCCTCCTCGTAGGCGTTCATGCCCTTCTGGGCTTCCTGGAGGGATTTCAGAACGCTATGACTGTGGCCCTGCCACATATCACTCCACTGGTTGCCGATCGTTTTCCAGTACCCGGCGTTTTTGCCGTTGAGCATGTCGGCGTACTTGGGGATGCCGTCGATGGCGTCGAGAAGTTTTTTGGGATCGCCGTCAATGAGAATCATTAGCTCCTTGGGCAGCCGTTCTTTGGCCAGGTCCATAATCTCCTGGGTGCGCTTGACCAGCCCCTTGAACTTTTCTTCGTTGAGCTCGGCCCGGTAGGCCTCGGCGGCCAGTTCGATGCGGGTACGGTAGGACCCGTTCACCCGTTCCAGGGTGGTGCGCAGCTGCTCGTTGGTGACGGCCTCGGCCTGCATCCCGGCGAAGTAATCGGGGTACTTGTTGATGAGCATCTGCACGGCCGCAATGCGGCCTTTGGTGCCTATTTCAAGCTGCATGGTGTTCTCGATGGCCGTCTCCATGGCTTTGCGTTCGCGCTCCAGGGCTACGTGCTGATCGGTTACTACGGTAGTCACCTTCTCGGTAGCGGCCGACCAGGCGGTATAGGCCGCTACGGCGGTGCCGACCAGACCGATAACCAACCCGATCGGGTTAGCCGCCAGGCTGGCCCACATGGCGCGGGCCGCCACGGCGGAGCGGACCTGGGCGGCCGTGAACAGATCGGTAAAGCCCGTCGCCGTAATCATAACCAGGTAGAAGGTGCCCACAATGGCGTTGTAGGCCGTCGTCGCCACCGATGCCGCTACCATGGCCGTGCGCTGGGCCGTCAGCGACGCTATTAGGCGCGAGTTGGCCAGCGTCCACGACCCCCACAGGATCAGCAGGGCCTCGGTGTAGGTGACGGTGCGTTTGATGGCCGAATCGGACCCGGCCAGGTTGACGACCAGGCTTTTCAGGCCGGTAACGGACTTGCCCAGGCCTTCCTCGAAATAATCCCCGACAATGGCCTTGGCCACGAAAAAGCGGTCTTTCAGGTTGGACACCTGGCCGCCCAGGGTTTCGGCCTGAATGGCCATCATCTGATAATAGCGACCGCCCTCCTGGGAGGCATCCATAATGGCCTTTTTGACCTGGGCAAAGGAGATCTCGTGGTTTTCGGCCAGTTTGATAATGGCCTCGCGGGGTTTATCCATCGAAGCCGCCAGCAGGTCGTAGAGCGGAATCCCGTTCTCGGCAAACTGATTGATTTCCTGTTTCATCAGTTTGCCCTTGTTCATCGTATCGGTGAACGCTTTGGCAATCAGGGGTAGCTTTTCCTGCCCGGCCACGGCGGCCATGTTCCCCAGCGCTTCCAGGGTCGGAATCAGCTCCTGGGTCGCTACGCCCATCCCTTTGAGGGTAAACACCGTATCGAATAGTTTCTCGACCTCGAAGGGGGTTTCGTTGGCCAGTTGAATGGTCTGCACGTAGAGGTCGTTCATCTCCCGTTTCGAGCCGATCATCTGGGTTAGCCCCATTTTGAATCTATCGACCTCCGTTTTGGCGTCGATGATCTGTTTGCTGAACTGGATTACCTCGTAGAGCGAGAAGGACGCCCCGACGATGGTACGCATATCGCGCAGGCCCGACACGATTTCATCGACGCCGGTTTTGGTTTGGCGCATGGCCAGGAGCTGCTCCCGCTGCTCGGCTTTGTAGGCGTCGGTCTGCTGCTGGAGGGCGGCTTTGATGGCCAGGGTTTGCTCCGTCAGTTCGGCCTTCCGGGCGGCCGTGGCCCGGTCCTCGTCGGCTTTGAGCGAAATCAGGGCTTCGCGGCTGGCCGCGTCGCGGGCGGCCTGCTGTTCCCGCAGATCGGCCCGCAGGATGGCCTGCTGTTCGTTGCCCGCCTGCCGGGCGGCCTGGTTGGCCGCGTCGAGGGTGGCCTTCTCGTTGAGGAGCCGCTGTTTGTTGGCCGTTTCCAGGGCGGCCGTGGTCTGCCGCTGCTGCTCGATGAACTCAATGGTAGCCTGCCGGGCCAGGGCCGCGCTTTCGGCCGTGCGCTGCCGTTCGGCCTGTTTGGTGGCCTCCGTCATGCGCTCCTCGGCGGCTTTGGTCTGAGCCAGCCGTTCGGCTAATTCGGTTTTCTGGGCGGCCGTGGTCTGCTTGGCAATCTCGATGGCCAGCCGTTCATTTTCGCGCAGGGCCGCCCGCTGCTTGTCGTACTGGAGGTTGATGTTGGCCACCTCCTGAGCTACAACGGTGCTCTGGGTTCGGGCCAACTCGATCAGCCGCTCCATCTGCTGCTCGACCGTGCCCAGGTTGGAAGAGGCCTGCCATTCTAAGAAAATCTGTTCGGTACGCATGGGAGGAAGGTTGGACGGCGGGGCCGTTTGTTAGTATCATTCTGCAAATGATAGCAACAAATAACGCAAAAAAAACGCCCGGAACTGCTAAGCAATCCGGGCGCGGAGACGGTCAATGAGAGGGGTCAGTCGGCGTTGATGGCGCGGGCGTAATCGAGAAATTCCGGCGACATCACCGCCCAGTCGGTGTGCCAGGCGGGGCGGGCCAGCCAGGCCAGCAATTCGTTGGCATAGGTCTTAAAATCGTCGTACCATACGGCCAGGGGGGCCGTACCGCTGAGAAACACGACGAACTGGTGAAAACAATCCTTGACCAGTTCAATCGAATCAGTCTGGGCCAGTTCCAGCAGATCGGTATGGTGTACTTCGCGCAGGTACTGTTTAAGGACGCGCAGCTCACCAACTACCCGGTGCTGGTAGGGTGACAGGGGATAATCCTGGAGGGATTGAGAGGTAAAAGTGGTTACCATGTACTCGTAATAGGTTGACTAAGTGGGGAGATTATGCCGGGGTTGGTGTGGCAATCTCGGGGGTGACCTTGGGGCGGTTGCGGAGCCAGTTGGTCAGGTACTCGCAATAGGGTTCGATTGATTGATTAACAAGCCAGTCCAGGCGTTGAGGGTCGCCCCCCGCGATGCTATAGTGGAGAGCGTAGCGGCTTCTAGCCCACTCCCAGAGTACTTGTGCTGCAGTAGTGCCCAGTCGTAGGCCTCCAGGATCGAGCGATCCTTCGCTAAGTTCCTGGTAGCTGGATCGAATAGCACGGGCCAGGGTATGAAACGGCTCAATGGCTGCTGCAAAAAAAAATCGTAGAGTTCGGGAAAGCGCATGACGTGTTGTTTTTTGCGCACGTTCTGGCTCAGCTCCCAGGTGCGGGGGTCTTCGTCCTCGGTAAACAGGGTAGCCGCTACCAGATCGTAAAACTGTTCGAGATCGAGACTCAACCGGCTCCGCTCGGTAAAGCGGGCGTGCAGGGTACGCACGTCGGCAATGGCCTGGGTGGCCTTTTTGGGGTCGGTCTGTACCAGCATCAGGGCGGCCGTCAGCAGATCCTCAACGGCCGCGTTATGGGCCTGGGTGTACTCGGGATTTATACGCAGTTCATTGTGCAATCGGGCCAGATCGGTAATGGCCATAAACCGCTGGCCGTAGAGGTACACGTGATCTTCACCCGCAAAATAATACTTCACAGTACGCCCTTCGGTATCAGGAAGTTCTAAATTTTGCCCGTTCGGCAACACGACCGGGCAAAGGTGCCCCGCTTCGAGAGCCTCCTTAAAGTATTTGTTCATTAACGAGCGGATTGATGTAAAACCATGAAAAGAAACGATTGTAGTATCTACAAACTTACTAAATCGGCCTAAAAAAAGTAAAACGTGTAAACCCTAGCCACAGCCGAAAATGGAATAAACCAGCTTCCACGCATCTACGGAGGGGTCGATATTTTTTTCGGCCGTGAGCTGGAGGTTCCAGTCCGCCGATAAAACCCGCAGGGTGTTCAGCTCCATCGACTCCAGGCGTAGGTGGGGCTGGGTCTGAATGACCTCCCAGATCACGTCCCGAACGTCGGGAATTCGGCCCAGGCCCAGCATCGACAGGCGCAGTTCGCGGCCGTTGCTGGCCAGGCTCCCGTAGGTGCGGCCGTGCACCGGCCGGGCGGCTTCGAGCTGGTGGGCGGTCACCAGGTCATGGCTCAGATCGGGTACGGCCCGGCTCACCCGATCGGAGCCGCTGGCGTTGACGCTTTGAAAGGCAAACCGGCCGGTGGCCTGGTCGAAATAGGCGCGGACCAGGCCCATTTGCTGCCAGCGCGGGGGCGGAGCGTCGTGGGGCAGGGCCAACAGGAGTTTCTGCCGGATGGCTTCTTCGAAGGCCTGCAGGCGGGGTAGTACGTCGTTCATCGGACTAATTCAGCGGTTTTTTTGGCGATCAGATCAGTACTCAATTCAATCTCGGCGGGGGTGGGATCAAAGGCCGGGCCGTGGTAATCGGCCAGCTCGGCGGCTTTCTCGGCCTCCTGGGCATCCCGGAACCCCAGGGCTACGTTGCCGTTGGTGCGGACCATGACCGACCAGTTCTCCATCATCCGGCCGGTAAAGGTGTAATCGACCCGGCCGATCTGCAGGTTACGCCGGAGCCGGTCGTGGCCGTGGCGGGCCGAATACGCCCCCTGCTGCCGGGCGGCCTGGGTGCGCATGGGCTGACCGGCCGAGTTGAGGCCTTTGTCCTGGATGCGATCGGCCACGGCGTTGCGGGTTTCGAGGGCACCGGCCGCCAGGATCAGCGGCCGGGCGATCTCGATCTTCCGGATGCGCATCAGCTCCTCCATCAGGACCCGTTCGGCGTTGGTCAGGAGTTTATACATAGCTGCCCAGGTGGAGGCCGTGTTGATCCTCCTGCGTGACGGTTAGAAAGGCGGAACCCGATTCCTGCAAATCCCGAAATATCAAACTGACGGCCAGATCGAGCTGTTTGGCGGCTTCAATCTCAAAGTCTTTTTTGCGATCGAGGGTATCGGTCCGATTGGTGTTGGTGAACACGTTGAGGAGGTTACTGCTGAGCTTTTCGTCGAGCACCTGGGCGGCCAGCGTGTAGAGGTAGGGCCAGACCAGCCGATCGACGTAGCGGGCCAGTACGGCCGTAAAATCACACTCTACGGCCGCGTCGATGTGCAGGAGGGTACCGGCCGAATGGGCCGACCCAAACCGCAGGTAATCGGGCTGGCCGCTGACCATCGGCTCGACCGGCCGCAGGCTGATCAGCTCGCCCTCCGCGGACTCCAGGTAAACGGCCAGCTCGGTATGTTCGTCCGTCAGCGGCACCCGCAGGCCCAGCCGGAACGAATTGGCCCCGTTGCGCAGACTGACCAGCTTGCGCAGGTGCTCGACCTGGTAGGCCGTATCGACGACGACCAGCTCGGCCGCGTGGACGGTATCGGGCTGCAGGCCGACGTTGGCCGTTACCCGCTCGATGAGAACGCAGCTCTCGGCCTGGGGAAACTGGGCAATCAGCCGGACGGCCGTTTGACTGGCCGGTACCGCCGTGACGAGCGGCTGGGTGAATAAGGGCCGGGGCAGGCTGCGCGTGGTGCGGGCCAGGACGTGCTGAAAGCTGGCATTGCATTTTAGGGCCGATTCCAGGCCCGTAGCGAGCTTATTCAGCGTAGCGGGCTGTAATCGGTCAAACAAAGACGTTGCGCTCTCAGATCGCAGGTTTTCGACCAATTCCACGGACATGCCCGGCAGGCTGTCGCACTGCAGGGCGGCATTGGGGTGGGTGGTGGCCGACAGGCCGACTGCGGTAAGGAAGGGGTTACTCGTCATGGGTAGTTGGGAAAAGAGGTTAACTATAACTATCGGTATCGTTTAAGCGGCCTGGTGGCTGGCGCGGCTGAATTTGCGCATCAGCCCCAGGCGTTCAAACGTGTTCAGCTCGAAGTGCATCAGGTCGTAGCGCATCGTATCGCCCGCGTGGCCGTAATTGTGTTTGTTGCAGTCCTTTTTGTCGAGTGATCCGTCGTTGAGGGCCATCATGCGCTCCAGGTCGTCACAGAGCAGCGGGCAGCCCGATCGGCTGATCTGCAGATTCCCCCCAAAGTGGGCCATCAGGGCGTTGCAGGTGTGGCGGCTGGAGGCCGTCGATGGGTTGCCGGTGGGTACGGAGGCAAAATCCAGGTGGTAAGCCCCGGCGGCCCGGAAATGCTGTTCGATCAGGGACCAGGCGCTGGCGTTGCCCGTCGTCAGGGCGGAGCCGTTGTTACCCGATCCGTCGCCGGTGAAGTAAATCCGGTAGTTTTTGAACCGATCGGCCAGGGCCGAACACATGCCCTCCAGGTCGGAGGTGCCGTGTAGCATTTCGTAGTAGTTGACCCGTTCGCCTTCGTAGTGCTGGCTGACCAGAAACGAGTTTTTGATGTTGAAGTCGGCCGAGATGTAAACCAGCGGGTAGGCCGTATCGAACACCGGCTCCCCCAGCATCAGGGTAGGCTTGTAGGCCGTGAAATAGGGGTTTTCCGGCCGGATCAACCCGAACTGCCCCAGGCCGTAGACCCGGTAGTGATCCGGGTTGTGTTCCCGGTACCAGTTCATCGACTTGACGTATTTTTCCCCGACCAGGGGGTTATCCAGGTAGGTCGAGAAAATTACCGTCACGTCCTCGTTAACCCCCCGCTTGTAGGGGTCGTCGGGATGGTGGAAGCGGGCCTTGAGCCAGTGGCGTTCCGAGATCGGGTTATAGGTCAGAATGACCGTTGGCGTACCGCGTATGCGGTCGTCAAGGATCATAAATTCCTTCTCGCTGATTTCGGTGGCCTCCTCGATCCAGACCATTGTAACCCCCGAGATCGACTTGAATTTTTCGGGGTTGTCCAACCCCCGGAACAGGACCTGCGAGCCGTTGGCCGTCAGCAGCGTTCGATTGGTCTTGTTGTATTTGTAATCGACGCCCTCCTTCATGCCCCAGAAGGGCAGCGCTTCCTCCCGGAACTGGGCAATTACCGAGTCGTTGAGGGAGGTGGCGAATTTCCGGATAATGAGCAGCTTCTCTTTGCGGCTGAACAGGCGCTTAACGAGCCACTGGGAGGTACCGTAGGATTTGCCCGAACCCCCGCCCCCCATGTTGACGATATACGGCGTCGTGGCCCGCTTGATCTGGTGATAGACCGGCAGAAACCGCTTCCCCCGCTTGGACACGTCCACGGTGGGGCCGACCAGGGGCACCCCACTGGGGCCGGGTTCGGTAATGATCGGGATGCGGGGGGCGGTGGCCATGGGTTAGGCGCTGATCAGTTGGATACGGGTCTGCAGATTGGTTTTTTGGAGCCGGGCCAGGCCGTTCTGGTGCTCGACATCCCCGAGCTCGCTGGTCACGCACTTACGCCCCATGAGCAGGGCCGCCTGCAGGGTTTTGTAGGAGCCGCCGAACAGGTCGCCTACCGTCTCGCCGGGCGTCGAGCAGCAACCAATCAGATCGTCGAGCAGGGCCAGGGGCTTTTCGTTGGGGTGGGTGAGGTTCTGGCTGTTGACCTTCATGTGCCGGAATACCGTCTTGGGCCGCTTGCCTTTCCAGGTGTAGCGGCCCTTGACGGCGTAAAACATGAGTTCATGCTGGGAGCCAAAGCCGCCCTTCAGATCACCCGTACCGTGGGCCATTTTGTCCCAGATCAGTTGATCCTTTAGTTTGAAGCCAGCGGCCCGGATGGCCTCGGCAAATTGCTCCTGCACGTCCCAACGGTAGAAACAGATTAACCGGCCGCCGGGGGCCATAACCCGGTACAGATCGGCCAGCCAGACCGTGTACGGGGTTTTGTCGTTGGCGATTTTGCGGAAACCTGGCCGTTTAAACTTGGCTACCCGTTTTACTTTGGATTTAAAATTGATGCCGTAGGGCGGATCGGTCAGGCACAGGTCGATACAGCCGTCAGGCAGCTCGGCTAATAGGTGGTTGCAATCGCCATGGTAAATGATACCGGGGCGTTGATCGGTGGGCAGGTACTTACTCATCTTCTGGGTACTCCTCGTCGTCATCGTCGTTAAAGCGATCGGCGTAGTTGCCGCTCGGGTCGTTTGCGAAATCGTCGTCGTGGCCCGCACCCAGGGCCGGTTTTTCCTCGCCTTCCTCCTCGTCGCCTACCATCCGGTAGTCGGGTATCTGGCCAAACTTGCCTGCCCCATCGGCGGGCTCTGGCATATCGGACTGGCCCAGGTTGTTCTTGCCCAGGAAAATGAGCATGGCCGCATTGGGCGGGTGGTGGAGGACCGTCGTTTTGCGCTTTACCTCCGTCTTTTTGCCGGTTTTGGCGTCAACCTGGAACTCAACCTCCGTTTTCTCGTCGGAGTAGCCCATGGCTACTTTTAGCTGAGTGACCCGCAGGAGGTGGCGGCTGGCGGCCTTACACTGGCGGCTCCAGGTGTCGAAGCTGATGCCCTTGGTTCGTTCGACCCAGCGGTAGAGAGTGCCCCGGTCGCAGCCGTAGGCCTCGGCAATGTCTACCCCGCTCGATCCGCCCCGGAGCATGTTCTCGATCAGCTTTTCGTCGAACGCGACCTGGGGGCGGCCCATCCGCCGGGCGGGTTCGGGCGGGGGTTGAATGACTTCCGGCTCGGGAACCTGCTCCAGGTCCGCTTCGAGCACTTTGTTCTTGATTTTCTTAGCCATGGATAAAAGCGGAAAGCACGGTTACTCGATTGCGAAAACGTAGCCCTCCTCGCTCAGCAGCCAGTTTATGAGCTGTTCGCGGTGGAGCTCGTGGCGGCAGGTGACGACAACCTTTACTTGTTCGACCTCCTCGGCTGGCTCTTCGGCCGGCAGGGCTTCGGGAATCTGGTCGAGGAAGCTGCCGAAGGTGGTTAGGTCCGTGACGAAATCGTGAAACTCCGGTGGCATCTGCGCTACGAACTCGTCGAAACCGTCCTTGGTGACCTCCCCGTACTGGGAGCTGATGGCCAGGATTCGCGCCTTGGCATCGAAGGCGTCGAGGGCCGCGATCGGCACGTAAGGCAGATCAACCCCTTCGGGGTATTCGTGCCTGACAAAGCGCAGGCGCTGGTTGCCATCCAACGTATAAGCCTGGCCGTCCGCTGGATCAAACCACACGAAGAGGGGGACCATGAACCCAAATTGCTTGATCGACTTGCGCAGGCGTTTGTAGTTGGGCAGACTCAAATCTTTGAGGTCGCCCTGTAAGTCCTGGAGATCGTTCGAGTTGATCCGGGGGAGCATATTCAGTTCTTCGGGAATGAACAGCGTAAAGGGCCGGAATTTGGGTTTGTGCTGCATACGTCAAATGTTAATAACATTTACGCAATGATAGCAACAAATAGCCAAACATGACACGATAACCTATAGGACCAAACCGCAGGGGAGCAACGCGTTAGAGGGAATAGCAACGAAGCGATGAGGAGACACGAGGGTAGTATCGAGGGAGATACGGGGGAATACTCTACCCGTTGAGGGGAGTACTAAAACAGCCTTTTTATGGATTTATCCCAAATGGGAAATGATACCCCAGAAAACCCTTTTTGTGGATTTTACGCACAGGGTAAAGGGAGCGGGCACAGACAGTCTGCGAAAGGGGTGTATAGGGGGGTCTTGGTACGCGTAGCAAACTGATCTGGGCATGAGCGGAGCGGGCGGAGGTCGGCAGACGGGATGAGCACAGAGGGCATAGTATGTGTATGTAGTGGGGTATAGAGTGAGGTATATATATACCGAAGGTATATGGGAGGGTATAGTATGACAGTATGCACATATATAGTATAGTATATGTATAGAGTACTAGTGTAGTGGGGTATAGTATGTAGTGGGGAGACAGTAGTAGCATGTAGTATGTGGGGGTAGGGTGGTCTGGGGTGGGGGTGGTAGGGTGGTCTGGGGAGACAGCAATAGCCTTTTATAGATTGTCTGCGGAGTGGGATAAGTAGTAATAGTAGGTACGGTAGGGGTATGACATAGCACTAGGTAGGGCAATACAGCTATAAGCGTATAGGGTAGCGTATGGTAGACAATGTAGGTAGGTAGATAGTAAGCATTGATACTATCCAAATAAACGATTGTGGGGCAGATATGAGCCTTGTACGCTCCTACTCTATTGGTAAGCGGCTATGCCTATGTATAGCGCCATACTGCAACACTACCCTATCTACCTATTCAGCTACCTATAGACAGCACATGCTAGGTAAGTGGATACAGTCAGCAATCAGGACAAGTAGGTAGATCGGATGCAACCGGGGTACATTAGGCCATAATTAGGACCGTGCCAAACTAGATACGGCAGTATAAAGTGGGGAATATATTCTACAACTTTTCCACAATAGTGTGGAACGAGTGTAGAATTACATACACAGTATAATAATAACATGTTAGCAACATTAACAACAATGTTAATAACATTTGTACTTATTTGATAGCAACATTGTTCGTAATAGTACTTAACAAAGAATTTTAAATGTTCGTGTATGTTATTAACATTTCCGTTAATGTTGGTCTTAATGTTGCTATATAGAATGTATAACACGAACAAACGAATTACACGAATACCGGCATATAATGAACGCGAACAAGGCGAGGCCTTCAGCGGGTGACATATGCCAAACCGGGTTGTAGGTGGCCCGACATCGGACAGACGGTAGAATGGTTCCGGACCGAAGACAAAACTAACCTTCTCCTTGTGTGCTGGCCCCGGTTTACTGGGGAGGTACACGTGCGGGAAACCGTAGGACGCTGATCAACGAAACCCTAAAAGGGGCGGCTCGTGACCGCTGATTGACGAGGCTCAAATAGACGCCTTACCAGTGCTGGACGGTAGACTACTAACCGGGGGGCACTCAAAACAAACAAACTAACGAACCCGGCGAATCGGGACCGCTACCGTACTGGTTTGGTCAAGTCGATTTAATCGCCCCGGTTCGTTCCGCAACAGGTCCGGGCCGCTACCGTACTGGTTTAGGTTGACCTGTTGCGCCGTAGTAGGGTGTGCGCCCTACCCGATGAAGCCAAAAGGCCGAAACGGCAAACCAAATTGTAAAAACATGAATCAGTTACACATGATCACCGGGCGGCTAAACCGCTACGTATTGAGCGCGGCCGATAAGGCCGAGATACGCTCGATAATGGCCGATTTACGGGCCGAAGCCATCGCCCTAACCCTCCGGGGGGAAACCTTACCCCCTACTAATCCGGGTCTGGCCCGGTTAAAATCGCTGATTGTTGACGAGGGTTTACTCGATGAGTTGCAAACGGCCGCTTGCGCCGTTCGGGTCGAAGCCATTACGGCCGTACAACGGGGCCAAATTTCGGCCACTGATCCGGCCGGAATTGCAGCCATGAATCGTTTTAACCATTTGGGCAAATAACCAAAAAACCATTTACCCAAATGCTCGAAACAATCGCAGAACGCCTGGCCGCTTCCAAAGTGGCCGGGCGGGTTGTATGGGCCGCGATCGGCCTGTATTACCTCTACGTGGCTATCCAAATGGTAGCCTACTATTTCAATCAACCAACCTATTAGATACTTACTACCATGCAAAACAAAATCGACTTCCTTTCTTCTCTGTCTATCGGTGATGCGTTCAAAATGAACGGAAAAACGGTCTATTTGGCCGATTTCCAGCGGGCCGGATCAAAATACATTTTGTTCGTGGCCAACACGCCACAGGCCGCCAAAAACCCGGACGGGTTGCATAATTTCGCGGATGTTACCAGCGAAACGTTCGAGCCGCTGACGGCCCCCAAATCGGCCCCGGCCCCGGTTAAACCGGCCGGTCCTGGTAAGGCCCCCAAACGGGTCGATTTTCCGGATACGGAGGAGGGCGAGGATGAATTTTCGGAGGCCTTCGGGGCTTGGTTGCTGGCCAAAAAGGCCGCTGATCAAGCCGCTGATCAAGCCGCCGACCCGGCCCCCGTTGAGCCAACTCCGGCCCCCGCTGAGCCGACCCCGGCCCCGCAACCTAAACCGTCTATTAAAGTACTTCTACCACCTACCCAAGTGGAAACCGAACCGGGGGAGGTGAACTTGACCGTGTGGCCCGATCCACAGGCCTACAATAGCGCGTTTGATTATGTCGCGGCCGTAAAAAAGGCCGATCCAGCGGCCCCAATCGGGGATTGTAAGACGTTTAAACAAATCTGTCTGGCCATCGGCATTGCCGAGGCTAAACTAGCTAACGAGAACGCCCGCCGGGTACTGATCCGGCATTTGAACCGCTTCACTGATCCGGCCCCTAAACCGGCCGTACAACTCAAACCAACCGTAAAACAGGGCGCGGCCGGTGCCCCCGCTCAACCGGCTCCGCAACCCAAACCGGCCCCCGCTCAACCGACCCCGCAACCGGCCCCGGCTGAGCCAGCGCAACCGACCCCGCAACCGGCCCCCGTTGGGGTTTCGGCCAATACGGCCGACGTGGCCGCTGATTTGGCCAGGGTATTGAGCCGGTTAACTGGCACCGTTGACCCCGTTCAAGTCGCGGCCATGATAGCCGAGGCCGTAGCAACCCAAATGGCCGAGGTGGAAAAACGGCTAACAGCCGCCCAGGGCACCCCTACCGGCGGGCCGGTAAACCGGGTAGAAATTAAGATCAATGAACTACCGGCCGTGCAACTGGAGGGAGCCGTGCACCCGGCTTTTAAGAAAGTGTTAGGCCTGGCTGCGCAACGTATCCCGGCCTTTTTGGTCGGCCCGGCCGGTTCGGGCAAATCGACCTTATGCAAGCAAGTGAGTAAGGCCCTGGGCCTACCGTTTTACGCGCAGTCGGTTTGCGCCCAAACGCCCGAAAGTAAACTCCTGGGCTATATGTCGGCCACCGGGGGGTACGTTACAACCATTTTCCGGGAGGCCTACCAGAACGGCGGGGTGTTTCTACTGGATGAAGTGGACGCTGGGAACCCCAACGTATTGGCCGTGCTCAACGCGGCCCTCTCGAACGGGTTCTGCTCATTTGCTGACGGGATGGTAGACCAACACCCGGACTTTATTTGTGTGGCCGCTGCCAATACCTACGGAACCGGGGCTAATGTGCAATACGTCGGCCGGAACCCCTTAGACGGGGCGTTTCTGGATCGGTTTTTCTACGTCAATATGCCGTATGATGAAGCCCTGGAGACGGCCATAACCGGGGCGTCAAAATGGACTGAATTTGTCCAACAAGTACGGGCCGAACTAACCGGGGAACGGGTTATTATCAGCCCCCGAGCGTCGATCTACGGGGCTAAATGTATCGCGGCCGGGATGGACCCCGCCGAGGTGTGCGAAGGCCTCCTGATCAAAGGAAATGACGCGGCCATAACAGCCCGGATACGGCAAACGTTCGCCCGCTATACCTGGTAATTACCCCCACCCTAAACCGGCCCGCTCGATCCGGAGCGGGCCTTCCTACCATGGCTAAACGAAAGAAAAAACTAGTTTCTAACCCCTATTTGCTGACCTGTAACGATTTAGGCACCCACGATCTGGAGGCCGTAATACTACGGTCCGGGGCTGACCATGATGTTAAACGGGTAAAATTTGCCCAACTGGCCCGGCAGGGCGACCCGGACACACTAGCCCGGTTTTTGGCCTACCGTAACCACCTGCAACTAACCGCCCCCCCGCTGCCTGATCTGGGTTATAGCGTGGCCGGTTCGTTCGTGGACGTGGGCCGCTACGTGACCGGAGAACCCGAGTGCATGGCTGATTTTATCAACTACCAACCGGCCCAAATCGTGACCATCAACGCGACCCTGGGCTATCCGGAGGGCAGTTCTGAACAGACCGTATTTCACTATTTCGGCTTAATGCTCGATGCTATCGACCGGCTCGAACTATCCGGAACGCGTTGCGAGGTGAATTTGACCATCGACTTTTTCAGTCCGGCAGAACACTACCGGCAACGGCTCCAGATCCCATTCAAGCGGGCGGACCAGCCGCTAAACATGGCGCAATTTGCCGCCGTCATGCTAAACGCCCACTTTTTTACGAATATCCTTTTGTACGCCTTTCCGTCGATGTGTCGTTGCGCCCCCGTCGATCGGGCGGCCGGGAGTGCCGATATTGCCCAGACCGACCGGCTTTATTTTCCGTCGATTTGGTTTTATAAATCCTACGAACGGGAGTATTTCCGAAATACGACCGATTACCTACGGGCCATTAACCTCGGGCACCTACTTCTATAGCCCCCGTTTTAGGCCCCAAACGTGACCGCTCAGCCCTCAACGCCCGCCCGGCTATATGTGTACTCATCCGGGCGGGCGATCGACTTGCAGCGGCCTTTATGACCAATCGCTCATTTATCCATTACCCACCTCCCCGTCAGCGGTTTTCTATCCGAACCGCTGACGGGCACGTTTTACCATGGCAACCCAGACCCCCCCCGTTCGTCAGGCGTTCTGCCTGTTTGCCGAACGGCACGACCTCCCCCCCAACTCGGGGCCTATTTTCCTGTCTTACGACTGGGAACGCAAAACTGGCCGGGTTAACCTGGTAACCTACTACCAGGCCTTAAACCTCCTTATCCACGGGGAGGACGTGTGGCTCTACGCCACGGGCTTAACGGCCGCGCTGAGCGAACTCATCGGCCGATTGGTTCCCGTCTGGCGACCGACCCGGCACGGGTCTTTGTTCGTGGCTCATTACGACCATCAGCGGCAGGAGTATTTCTACGTGCCGGTGCTACCGGCTAAACCCAAATCTGCATGAAACGACAAACCCCAAAAGAACGAAGGGCGGCCATGTTTTTGCAGCCCCTGCGCGAGAAAAAAATCATCGAGCGGGGGCTGTTCCGGAACGTCGAGGCCTTCATTGAATTTGCCAAAATGGCCCCCCACCTGGCCGACCTGGCCCGCTACGGCGACCCCGTAACGCTCGACCGCTACCTGGCCCTGCGGGCGTCGCTGCCCGATCTACGGCCCCCGGCCCAGTACGATAGTCCGGGCTACGACGTGGCCGGTTCGTTCGTGGACGTGGGCCGCTACGTGACGGGGGAGCCCGAGTGCATGGTGCACTTTAACGCGGAGCGGCCGGTGCGGCTCATCGACGTAATTATTATGGACGGCAGGCCCCATAACACGACTGATTATGCCGTAATGCGCTGGTTTGGGCTGTCGGTCGATTTAATCGACCGGCTCGAACTGGCCGGGTACCGCTGCCGGGTGTCGATGCTGTCTACGCTGGTCAGCGACCGGCGGCCGGAGGTCAATATTTGCGGGCTGCGGCTCAAAGAACACGACCAGCCCCTCGACCTGGGCCAGATGGCCGCCCTGTTGATGAATAACAAAGTGATGTCCGAGCTGTATAAAAACCGCTTTGATCAGTTCGGTTCCGGCTGGTGCCCCGATTGGTTCCCCGAGTTCGGCCTCGACCAGCACCCCGACCGTATTACTATCCCGACGCTGTATTATCAGAACCTCTACAAACGCACGAACGCCCAGGCCTGGCAGGGAGCCGATTTACCCTGGATGATGGATTTGCTTGGCTTAAACTTCTTACTGTAACCTCAACCAATTTTTACCCATGACTGACCACAATACCCCACACTCAGACGCGCCCGGCCGGTCCGCCGGTGCGGTGGAATCGCCCGGCGTGGAATCGCCC